TCAGAATGAAGTCGCGATAGCCTGGGCGAGCTGCATGTCCGACATAAGTGGCGTGTTGTGCGTCGAGCGGTAGTACCGGGATGCTTGTTCAAACTGAGCGCCGCGTATTTCGCCGTCGGAACCGATGAAGGCTAAGGCATCGGTCTTGGCCGCTTTGAATGTCTTGGGCGGCTCGGTCGTCAGCGAAGTTATTCCGCCAATCAAGATGGTAGGTAGGAATGTGGTAATCATCAGCCCTTTATCGATAGGGTTGGCGTTTTCTGCAGCCACTGCCTGAGTACCGACTAGCGCCAATATGGCGATCGCCAGGGGCGTCCATGAATTCATTGTTGAAGCTTCCATTGCGATCAAAGGGTGTCACCCTAACAGAGTGATGGACACCTATAACAATAGCCCAGCACTTCGCCGGGCTCGATGGCAGGTGCCTATGCTGCTACCCGCCAAGGCATTACGCACCACAAGCACCCGGATCTTTGTAGGCTTCGCACCAGGCGGCCTTCAGAAGGACTCTGCATTCGGCGTCATATTTTTCACGTAGCTTGGCAGTGCCAGCTGGCGTCATCGGCCCGGGTATCTCTTTGCGCAAGTCCACCAATTTTTGCGCAACGTCATCCTGAGCTTTCGGGGTATCGCCAGCATGCACCAGCAGTGCATAGAAGGCTCTTGAGGACTGCTTGCGGCTTATATCGGGCTGGTCACCCGCTACTGAAAGCAATTCGTAGTAGGCCGCGCAATGGATGTCTCGGTCATTTTGCGTTTCAGCGTGGGCGGGCAAGGAAATGCTGGTGAAAATGGCCAAGAAGGCCAGCGGCATCAGGGATGTGCGCATTAAAACGAGTCCATTCGAGGGGGGCTGAATCTTATCAGTTCAGGAGAATGGAAACAAAAAGCTCGGGGCTCGACCGTGCTTAGTGAATCTGTATCACTCCTTGATTCGGCTCCATGCCTGTAATCCGTAATACTCAATCAACGCCAAATTGCTATTGCCCTGGAGAACGGTATCTGCCCAAACACACACGATACTTAGCGTGGGGTTTTGCTTGCACTGCAAGGAGCGATTTGGATTACCCCCAGCGCCGTAGACATCTCCAGCCTATGCCACCAAGGACCGCTTGGCCATGGGCACCGTGATGCTGAAGGGCACACCCTACGTGATCGTCGACATCTGCCTGCGGATGCTAAAGCCGTCCGAGCCGCACAAGGCCGATGGCTTCCCGGCCGACTACTTCATCAGCCACGGCGCCGACGGCAAGCCGTTCACCAAGACTCAGCAGGTGCACATGTGCGGCAGTCGCATTGGCCCGCCGCCGATGGCAGCGCTGGCACGGGCCAATGACCCGTGTTGCACGGAGCAATGCCAAGCGCGCGCGGCTTGATATTCAGCTTGAACCAGGCGGAATTCCGTCCTTGTTGAAGTCCTTCAAGCGTTCGCGCTCTTCCTCGGTGGAGTGCGCCGGGGTTTCCTGCTCGGGCTCTTTGTTCTTTTCTTCAGTCATCGCTACGTCCTCGGGTGGTGGCTGTTTCGGCACCTGGAGGGATCGGCAGTTCAAATCAATCTACTCCACCGCCGGACATGGCCCGGCAAGGAATGCCGTATGACTAACGAAAACCTGATGGGGCCGACCAGTAGTGCTGGTATATCAGACTGGTTTAGGCTGCTTTCATTTGTCGAGATCTATCAACTCGCACATTCGCTCTCCTAACATTCCACGCAACCACGCACCATGAAACTCAATATTTTCCAGAGAAGTACCGTCCCCTACACAATGCTCAAAAAACTTGCCCTTCGCTCCGCGATACGCGACGCGAAAGTGTCCATCATGAGCAGACGATGTCATCACATAAGGGCGGATGGAGATGATCTCGCTAAACGGTACGTGTACTTGAAAGGGGCTTCGACAACGACGAGTTATGGTGAGGGTCAGCAGCTGCTTGTATTCGTCGAACGTGAATGCCTGCACTTGAGGCTCAGAGACAACCCAGGCAAAGAACGCACCAATGAACACTGCACTGACCAGTATTAACAGAATGAAGGATGACGCCGTGAGGCTCTCGCCGTGGTTAGGCTGCACACCATGAATGACGTCCTGCCCTGAAAAAAGGTACATCGCTAGTCCGTAGCCCGGTAAAAGCAGAAGTAGCGCAAGAGAGAAGCCAAAAACACCCATACCGTTGTTTCCGATAATTGGTATTTCGGGGCCGTAATACCAAATAGGCGGGTGGGCAGCCCTGAGCCCGCCAGCATTGGTTGCTGTGGCGCTAGCAGATTTTTGATGATTCATCTGGCCGTCTCGAAGGAGTGCAGCGCAGACGTTAGCACTATTACTGGACAGTCTGGAACGGATCACAGGGCTTTCTCATCGCGCTCTGCCCTTCGACTACTCACGTCACCCCGCAATAACCATACTGGTTTGCCTACTCGCTCTCATCCTGGGTTAGCCCAACGTTGATGGCTGGGCTTGTGGTGGCCAGGCCGGGCATGAGTTACGCGTGGTTACGGTGCAGGTGCCGGCAACTCCTGGCACCACTTGATGGAACGCAACGCTTCCTCGCCAGGCACAAGCGCGTAGCGCGAGTAAAACATTGTTCCACTGAAACGACGGCCGTCGACTTCACCCAAGGTCTGCCCATCCGTGTAGTCAGAGGTGCTAAGTTGATCGGCGATGTAATACACCTTTCCATTTTCGACGGTGATATCGAAACGCTGGTTAACCATACCGCTGATGATGGGTGGCGAGGTGGAGGTGACGCTGTGCTTGCCGGCAGGAATACCGGCCTTGAAAAAACTACCGGAAGGCAAGCTGCCGATGGCGCGGCCATCGACCTCAATGGTCGGGGCCACACCGCTACCGATGCTGGCCGAGGTGCGATAGAAGTACACCGTGGCCTCATCCGCACGGGGTTCAGCCGGTGATGTGAAGAACGGTTGACCTTTGAGGTCCGGACCGCTGATGCAGCCGGTCAGTGAGGCCAGGGCTGCGAACAGGCCGACCCAGAGTAGCGTACAGCGCTTCATAGCATGGAACTCCTTGAACTTGGATCAACGGCCGTCGGGTTGGATGACTGTCACCGCTACCGAATTCAGATCTTGCACAGCCCTTTACCGAAGTCAGTGGCATCAGAACTCGGCCAAGGCGCAAAACCGCTCTTCGGCGTCAGATTCACGATGTTGCGGTCCTTGAGCATCGGGTACTTACGCTTGAGCGCCTGCACCGTGTCCTCGGCGTTGTTCACGTTGGACAGGCAAAAGCGCAGGGCATCGGCGCGCAGATCGCCGATATAGAGAGTTTCCCCGGCCTTCACAGAGAAAACCGCAGGCACAGGGCGCGGCATCGATTTTCCTGAGTAATACACGTAATGCCACTGCGTGTACTCATACTCGCCAGGCGGCACTTCATACATGAAGTAATGGCCCAACAAAGAGGGTGATGGCTGATCATCTTCATTGCCCAGCGTCGTCAGCCGTATTGCGGTACCGGGTGCTCCCTGTTGGTCGATTTCAACCACCAGCCCATGGGGCTGCATCATCGGAAAGCTCTCACCAATCGAACCCATGATGATCGCCTTACTCGGGTCCGGTGCGTGCCTGCCGTCGTAGCGTGACGTAGCGCACCCGGACAGAAGGGCCGCGCAAAGTGCGCCCGTAACCCAGACAAGACGTTTACTGCTGACTTTCCCTAGCATTGGTCTTTTTTCCGATCAGTAATCTTGCAGTTTGTAGATCCCAGCCGAGCGAACCGAAAACGCATACATAGTCCAATGTTGCCGGCTCGTTCGAGCCTATTGTCCGCCAAGAAAAAGCCGTGCCGATAATGGATAGGTTGTATGCCTGGATAATCGCCCAGCGTGACGCTGTGCCCGAAGGTTGGGCTATCAGCAGGGCGTTCGATTGTAACTTAAAACCCTGGGCAGGACTGTCCTTCTAACTCGATAACAGCGCCGTCCACATTGACAACAACTGGGCTGAGAACCGGATTGACCGTGGGCTGTTGGGCGCTCGAACTGGCTGTGTGAATCGCCCCGGATTTTTAAACACACCTTGCAATCTCATCCAGGGTTTCGCATCGCCCGCAGAAACCAGGTCGAACGTGCCGGTAAGGGTGTGAATCTGCTCAAGCAATGCCACAACTTGCGGTGACAAAGGAACGAAGTTTACATCCCCCGCCATTTTCGTTCCCCGTGTTGAGTGGCGTACCTCGTGAAGCTCGGGTCGCGTATCCGGGCTCTCCCACAACCCGTGTTTGAGGTCGAACCCGCACCAGCGGGAGAAACGCAATCCACTGGATCGAACAAACACATGCAACGACAACATAAGCGTCAGCCGGGTCAGCTCTCCTTCGGTTTTGGTTTTGGCTTTGCGTTTGTGTTCTACAGGGTCTATGCCATCTGCGCGCATCAGCTAGTCCAATTACGGGCTAGCTTCCGGGGGAGGTCAGCCCTTCCCGGTTATCTGGCTTTACATACCTGAGGCGCCAGCCTTTACGGCCATTGGGCTGGACAAGCAAGTACAGACCGTCACCGTCGAGCAGCTTGTAGGGACGCCCCTAGGCTTGGCTAAGCGGCAGGCAGAATCAGTAAGCGGAGCAGTTGTGCGCGACATAAGGGTACTCTCCTTAATCGAACCAATTACTACCCCTAAAATCACCCCTAAAACGGCTTGATTTCAGCAAACCGGACCAGCAACCGACAGAATGCAAAAACTAAAAAACCCGCCAGAAGGCAGGTTTTTCAAGGCTTCCACGGAACTCGAAAGCTCTCAGTGGAATGTAAGATGGTGCCCGAAGCCGGAATCGAACCGGCACGCCCTTACGAGCGGGGGATTTTAAGTCCCGGGCCGAAATCAAGCGGGCTGCGGCTTGCACTCTATTTTCCGGTCCGCAATCCATTAATTTTACGCCTAATTTACCTCAATGTATTCAGATAGTTATAGTTCGTTGCGGCCCATTTACTTGGCATAAAATTGCTTTTTCGTTCTCGCGAACAGGACAATCAATTCTGGCGCTTCTTGCACCGATATGCCGATGGTGCATACCCTCCCCGGCGTCATGCCAGCCGAACCTAAACCAACCCCAAGCCCCACTGCTAAGCTGTTCACACCACCGGAGGAACGCCGATGCTCAACTCAGACCTGCTCCCATCCCTACTATCCAAGCTTTACGAAAACCAGTTGGCCCTCGAAGCCTCCATCATGGAACTATCGAACTGGGTCGAGCAGCGCGGCTCCGTCGATGTAGCTGAAAACGTGCGAGGCGCACTGGACACCCTCAGTCACAATGAGGAATTCATCAAGCTCACATTGGCGGCGTTAATGTCGCCAGAGTGATGCCTTACAGCTCGTCGCCTCGAATCGCATCAGTGGCAAAGCTCGATTACTGTATACACATACAGTAAAAAATTAGCAGTCACTCACATGCCCCCTACAGAACTAAAGAAGGAATGGCTCGCCAAATGGCGGAGAATCCTCGACGACAACGCGTCCCGGATCGATAACCCCGAAGCTCATCGAATGATGTGCCGTTGGGAGACTCGTGACATGTTGGAGGCAGGGGTCATCGATGAGATTGAAAAATTTGAGATGGATGAGCTGGCCGACGCGGCTTACTGGCATGCCGTTGAAGAGCTGGTCACCACACCTGCGGGATACACGTATGGCGGCTACTATGAAGTCATTCAACGAGCAACATCGGAGTGCGTGGGGTACATCCGAAGCAACACCTATTACTCAGCGCTCGGCCCAGGTGCTGATGGGTTTGATGGAAAGGTGTTTCGCGACAAGAATGATTTGCGACTGGTGTTCCGCAACGACAACCAGACTTGGGCGATAAATGGGTTGTTGCTTACCGCGCCATCTGGTGAGCTGTACGATCTGGTACAGACCGCGCAATTTATCTATGGGCAGGTCTACCCAGTTATCTGCGATGCCGATATCTACCGTGCGCTGGTAGATTGCGCACAGGTCGCCTTGGAGAGCCGCGATTTTGAGAGCTATCGCAAGGCCCGTCCTCTACTGCTCTCCGCCCAGTTTACCAAGTGCGGTGCCTGCTTGGACCGATTCGGACAGCGCGAGGATTGCAGCAACTGCACAGGTAACGGCTTTGTCAGTACAGCTGGCACTCAGCCGACGTCGTCCGCATAACCTGCAACAGCCTCCTCGACCAGCTCGCGCCATTCTCCGCTGTCGATCACGCCTCGCTCCAACATGTTGTCGGCCAGTGCGAGGCGCGTTTCATAGCGATACTCGGGGCCGCCTGCCGTGAATTCGGCGTCATTGAGCAACGCATGCCACGCTTCCATCTCGTTGACCTGCTGTATATCAGTTGTCATGACGAATCTCCGGTGCCGGTGTCTACAGTGTAGAGATCGGCCGGCGCGCGGCTGTTCATCAAGCCCGACGAGCGGAGACAGTTATGTGCGGACGCCTTTCACAGTACAGCGGCATTCATGACTTCGTTGCGGCCCTCAGCATGCCGAACGCCATGGTCAACTCGGTCGGCGAACTGCCCCTGGAGCGATACAACGTCGCCCCCACCACCCAGGTCGCCCTGCTCCACGTACATGGCGAATTGCTACTTGCTGATCCAGTGCGCTGGGGATGGCGACCGCATTGGGCCAAGGACCGCGCCGCACCGATCAACGCCCGCGTCGAGAAGGTGGCGCACGGCCCGTTCTTTCGGGCGATCTGGCCGCACCGGGCAATCACACCGATCAATAACTGGTTTGAATGGGTCGATGAAGGTGGGCCGAAGAAGCAGCCCTACCTGATCCGCCGGCGCGACGGAGCGCCGATCTACTGCGCATCTATCGGCCAGCTACCCAATGCTGACGAAGGCCCAGGCGAGCATGATGGTTTCGTGATCATCACCGCCGACAGCGAGGGTGGCATGGTTGATATCCATGACCGGCGGCCCGTGGTTCTGAATCCCGAACTCGCCTGTGAATGGCTGGACCCGGCCACGCCCAAGGAGCGCGCCGAGCAGATGGTACTGCATCAGGGCGAGCCAGCCGAGGCCTTCGAATGGTTCAAGGTCGATACGGCCGTTGGGAACGTCCGGAACAAGGGGCCCAATCTGATACTACCTGCACCCTAAAACAGCCCGCCGAGGTCAGAAGGTTTCCAGTTCATGATTACAAGCTCGCCGCTGACCTCGGCTTTTCCTTGGCGCTGATTGGTGGTGCTGTAGCGAATGTCCAGCGTTTCAAAGTGGAACCCTTCAAACACCCGCCGGATATCAGGATGGTCGTTAATACTCACCATGACCTTGCCTTTGCAACGACGCATGAAGTCGGCCATTCGCTCATAGTTTTCGAACGGAAAGTCCACCCCGTAGCCCGCGGTCTGCCAGTAAGGTGGGTCCATGTAGTGGAACGTGTGGGGCCGGTCGTAGCGCTCGGCGCATTCGAGCCACCCTAAGTTTTCGACATAGGTCCCGGAGAGGCGCTGCCAGGCTGCGGAAAGGTTCTCTTCAATCCGCAACAGATTAATAGCCGGGCCCGTAGTAGCAGTTCCGAAGGTCTGGCCGCTGACCTTCCCGGCGAAGGCATGGTGCTGCAGATAGAAAAAACGGGCAGCTCGCTGGATATCGGTGAGGGTTTCCGGTCGGGTCATCTTCTGCCACTCAAACACTTGGCGCGAGCTCAGGGCCCATTTGAACTGGCGTACGAACTCCTCCATGTGATTCTGCACGACCCGGTACAACGTCACCAGATCGCCATTGATATCGTTGAGAACTTCGACCGGGGCGGCCTGAGGGCGCATGAAGTAAAGCGCAGCACCACCAGCAAAAACTTCAACGTAGCATTCGTGCGGTGGGAACAGAGGAATGAGGCGATCGGCCAAGCGACGCTTGCCGCCCATCCATGGAACGATTGGGTTTGTCATTTTTGCAATCCTTTGCAAAGTGGGTGTTTTTTGGGGTGATGCTAATTTTTGCGACCGGGAATGTAGGTCAGGGCGCAATGGCCCTGACATACGCCTGGCACGCCCGCAGCGCGATCAATCCTTGGTCGCCGGCATCGGTGATGGAGATAATTCGATGAGCATGCGCTGGGTCAAGTTGGGCTCGACGGGCTGCATGAACCACGCCGACGGCGCCGGCGGCGGTAGGCACATTGCAGCCACGGGCTGTATCCGCTGCGTCGACAAGGACTGACAGCCGCACATCAGCAGTGGCAAGGCGATCGCGCAGAGCAGCCTGGGTACGTTGAGCATCGGATAATTCTCGTATGTGTTGTTGGTCCTGGATGGCGAGCTGTTGCTCGGTGGCCAGGCGCTTGCTCTGATCGGCGCGGGCCTGGGCGGCGGCGGCCGTGCTGATCCTGGCCAGGTCGTCCTGATGCAGGCCGGCCTGGTCGGCCAGCCTCTTACCCATTCGCCAGTCCTGCACTTGCCAGGTCACTCCCGCGGCGCCAGCCATCAGCGCCAACATCAGCATCGCTAGGCCGGCCAGCTTCTGCACCGGCGTCATGCCAGCACCTTCAGCGCCTTGTCGTATAGCGCCTGGCGGTCGTCCTGGCCGGTGAGCCCGCCATTGATACGCCTGGTGATCTTCGCGAACTGCCCCTGATCAGCGAGTGTATTCAGCCAATTAGTTGACCAGAACCAAGCCGCCGACATCGCGGCGTGCTGCGGTAGCTCCAGCAGTTCCGGATTGCTGATGAGGTCCAGGCCCAGCGCCTCGCCGCATGCCGCGTAATTCGCCCGGCCCGTGATCTGGATCAGGCCGCGCCCGCGGTACTTGGAGCCGTCGCCCTTCTGTGTATTGCCCAGGTCCGCGCGGCCTTCGTAGCCGGCCTGCTGCGCGGTGGGGCCCCAGATTTCGCGCACCCATCGCAACTGTCCAGATTCGTGCCCTACTTGGGCGATGAACGCCGCCACCCGCACGGTGCCCACGATGCCGTAACGGCTCATGGCCGTGTTTAAGGCAGGAACAAAAACGCCGGCTTGGCGGCCGGCGTTCGGGAGGATATGCAGCAATTGCTGCTCGGTGATCGGCATAACTTTCTCCAGGCAAAAAAATACCCGCTCGTGGCGGGTGGCGGTGTTTGGCAAAAACTCAAGACGCTGGTGGAGGGCTCAACCGATTGATGGTTGCGCGAGCTGCTGCGCGTGCGTCTTTGATGTCGTCCGGAATCGGTGTGCCATCCTCAAGCAGAGCGAAGGCATGCCAGTTGGTCTGGCTCAGATACGCCCGAGCCTGACCCAGGCTCAATTCATCCGTTATGTCTTGCGCCGTTTTAATCGGTTCAAGCTTACTCAAGTCCACCATTTTCTTTTCCTCCTCGGATATCAGGAAGTTCAGTTGCAGGGATCACCAAAGGCGAGGTATCGGGAAACTTCACCGGGCCGCTACGGGCGTCGATAACGATAGGTTCGGGAGGATTGCGGTATTCTTCCGGGCTATCCCACTGAACTGGAAGACGCAAAGTAAAATGCAGAGTTTTGCCGATGCGCTCGACATATTCGGTTCCTACAAAAAATTTATTGCCTACAGCGTCCCCCGGTAAACGGAATCCGTCTGGAATACCGGACAAGTCAATTTCTTCTCCGTTTATCGTGATCACATCACCAGAAACAGAAGCCTCAAGCGGCCAGTCGGACAAGAAAGGAAACATTGTAATTTTCATTTCCAGCGCCCCCACACGTTAATAGTTGGTTGAAATGTTTGAGCGGTTGCCCCGTTTCTGATGATGAAGGCTATCGTGCTTAGGTCTGAAAGGTATTCAGCGACCACCCCGTAGAAGTCGTAAGTTATTTGTGGTTGCGCGTTGGTAGTAGACTTAAATGCAGCTCCAAGAGCGCCGTTAACCAAAGTAATGGGTAGGGATACAAAAATAGTTGTGAAAGCGTTAGCCGCAATCGTAGCTGTAAGAGGGGCTATCCCCCTTACGTTAACCTCACCGTTCGCATACCTGTTTACGAGGTATCCTCCGATTAGAGCTGAGGACATAAGCCCGCCTGAGCTAATGGGATCAGCTACGGAGTTTAAAGAATCGTAGATTTTCCCCCATGCACCGCTAGTACCGGCAGCGCGCCCCCTTCTATAAAGACTACCCGTACGCCAATCACCCAAAAGTTGATAGGCAAACTGACCGGCGGTGTCATACCCCATGTTGATCAGTGCGCCGTCGGTAACACCAGCCGGGTAGGCTCCCCCGTTATTAGCGTATGAGAATGAACCGCCGGCTTGGGTAGTAAACATTTGGTCGGGCGTGTATGACCTACTTTGCAATTGCCCCCCAAGACCACCCCAACCTGCTAGTAGCAGATTCCCGCTTGTACTATCAATACTAGAGGTAACTTTGACTAAACCTAAACCCGTCTGCGCGGTAGCTTGTGAAGTTCCCCCAGTCCCACCTTTCGAAACCGGAAGAGGCGAAGTCGGTGTGCCAATGCCCTGGTAGAGTTCCGAGGTCATTGCATTTATCTTTGAGTTCGCAACGCGCGGCGTGTCGCCTCCAAGACCTAAAGGCGGCGTACCGAGAATAATTTCTTGTCTTGCCATGGCTTTCTCCAGGCGAAAAAACTGCTCGTAGCAGGTTCGGTATTTCGCGCAACTTCAGTTAAATGGAAACGGCAATCCCGCCGTCTTTATCACCAGCGCTGACGGAAACCTATCTGTAGGAAGGCTGTGATAGGAGTATGTTGCCGTTGTGCTTTGCGCTGGCCAATCTTGTGTAGTTGTCCTTCCTGGGGGCGCGAAAAAGAAAGAAATGCCACCCACTCTTCCGAAGGCACCCTCGGCCATTCCGTATGTAGTCGTATATCCAGAGGAAATACTGTTCGGATCAACTATCCCGCATGACCTATTCCACGGAAGAAACGCGGCGTATTCGACTCCGGCGCCTATATCTACGTTTACCACGCTATGAACAATTGCCGACCCTGCGGTCGATTGAAAAGCGATACGTTCATTACGCCCGCCCACGTAAGTGAACACCGGCCTTCCAAAACGATCCAGCGGACCTGGGCCAGGTGCGCGTATGGATGCAACGACATTCATGGGATTTTGGTTTGAGTTAAACGTTATACCGCCTGACTCTTCGCTTTTCGTTTTTAGCCATGGTCCAGGCAGACCATCATTTCGCATCAAATCAAAACAATAATATTTGGTTGCAGCGTTAGCCCCGGCATACAGATAAGTTTTTGTGCTCCCCGACACGGTGACACCAGTAGCAACACCCTTACCAACAAGGAAAACGATGGGGGATTGAGGATTATCAAGTGTAAATCCGTACTGATCATCCCCGGGAACACCAGCGTCTCTCCAACTGCTGCCAAGGTTAGGGTCTACGTTTATGCCTCTGAGAACCAACCGCCTCCAGTTTCCATTAAATGCAAGATTTCCGCTCTTCACCAGACCGTAACTTATTTTTCCGGTGTCATAAAGAAGCGCTCCACCCGACTGCCTTACAATTAATCTACCATCAGACATTAATAATACCCGTAGTAAATTCGACAATTAGCTGAGAAAAAACCCCACCCTGCCGTATTGTATGAATATGCCCAGGAAAGAGATGTTCCATTTAGGATCACTCCCGGCCTCTTTCCCTTCTCAACTTGTAAATCCACCAGCGGCGAAACCGTAAAAAACGAGGTTCGACCAACTGGTGGCGCAGGAATCTGGATTGCTCCGTTTTGCCCGTTGGTGTCAATGCTACCGACCGTCTGACTGATAAACATAGTCATATCAACTTTAGTCACACCGGTATCTCGATCTCTGATAATTAATCCGACCATTTCAAAGACTCAAGTCAACACCAACGACACCGTTGGAATAAATGAATTTCAACCCATTATTATCAAGCAGCGAAGAGTTGCCATCTTTGCTACCACGTAGCGAGAATTTCCCCGATTTCATATCCAGCTCGATTAACGGATTCCCATTAGAGTCGACCGCTTCAGAACGCAGCGTCATCCCCAATATGATTTTTTGGATGAACGCTGCGCTGATTACAGCCTGATTCAGGACCACCTGATTCCCCTGAACAACAAACATTGGAATGAGCTGTCCGCTAACCTCGTCGACTACTGCAAAACGCTGCGCAAAAATCAGAAACTCCGACTGCTCGCCATCTGAGCCAAACGCGAAGCCGGAGGCGACCGTCTTTCCTCCAGCAGTGGTTTGGGCCTTAAACGTAACCATCGACGAAACCTTCCCGTCAGTGGTGGCCTGCGCCTTGCTAACCACCTGAATTGCCGCCGCGTTCTCGCCGGATGACGCTTGCACGGTTTCAATCTTCTGAGCCAATGCCTTATCAGCGTCTGCTAGCGCGGAGGTTTCCTGCTTGAAAGCTGCCTCGTTACTGCTGACCTTGGCCCCAATGGTGGTAACTCGCTCTGCCAGAGCAGACGTAGCACTCGCTGCCGTTTTGGAAACATCCAGAATGCTGGCTGTGTTTTCTTGGACCTTGGCTTCGACAATATCCGTACGCTGCGATTGAGCAAAATCCCGCTCAGCAATTGCGGACATCAGCGACCAGGCCCCGGCCGAGGCGGTGTCATCACCCGCACTGCCCTGCTCCGAGCCTGCAGAATCAGATTTCACCAGTGTATAGACGCCTTCTAAGCGCTCGGCGGTGGCTGTGACCTTGCCGTCCACTTCCTCGATAGCGGACTTGTTCTGACTGATTTCCAGGGCCATCGCTGCATTCGTTTCGGCGATGGTGCCTAGGTTGAACCAGTAGTTGGCGTTCGGCGGCGATGCGTCAACCGGCACCGCCGTGGTCGCTTGGAACAGCTGCTGGCCAACACGCACCATGTCTCCCTTGGCGTAGGTCTTGGTAGAGACATATTCCAAGGCGTCGACCACTTCAGAGATCAGGTCCTCCAGCTCCTGCTTGGCCTTCTCCAGACGATCGTTGACCGATCCAGGGCCATCGCCACTGATCAGGTCGATCTCCTCACGCAAGCTCTGGTACAGCGCCCCCTTGCCGATCTTATCGGCGAAGTACTTGTCGTACTCCGTCTGATCAGAACTGGCCCGGCCATTCACGGCGCCCGGGATTGGCCAGAAAGGTCCGACGTTGCCGGTACGGTCGACCAGGCGAGCCCAGAAGTAGAAGCTCGCCCCCGCCAAGATATTCTGCATTTCGTGCTTTGCTTGCGGGTAGCTGAAGTCGCTCAGCTTCTCCGCAGTGGTTAGGTCCGGCGACGAGCTGTACCAGAGTTCCGTCCGCTGGGTGTCTTCGGCACCTGGTGGGAATCCCCACTGGATACCGATGCCATAAACTAGGCTGGTGGTGGTCAGGAACGACACCGCCGGCGGCAACCCGACCTTTCCTTCCAGATTGGTTGGGTTGGAGTTCTTCCAGATCGAGGAAATCTCAAAGGCGCTGACCGACCGCACGCGCGCCAGGTAGGCGCCAGAGTAGATGCCGGTGACGTCTACGCTCGTTGAACCCGTGCGCTCTCCCTTGATCCAGTTGCCGCTATCCTTGCGCCACTCCACGTCATACGCGACGGCGCCGGTGACAGCCGGCCACGAGATGTTCATGGTGCTAATCGCGATGCCCTGGTTCACGGCGTAGCTCGATGTGAGCGTGACGCTCGCCGGCGCCGGAACGACGGTGATTGGCACAACGCTGATCGGCCGTTCTTCAAGCCGCGCCCCAGTGTCGATGTGAGCGAACTTGCTCGGATCGTACTGAACAGCCGAGATTTCGAACACGCCAGGCTCCGGCCGCGCCACGCTGACCACGCGATAAAGCGGGATGGCCAGGTCGTCAGCATCCAGCGCCCACACCAGTTCGCGCTCAGGCGGCACGGAATAAGCCACGGTCACGGTGACCTGCCTACCGCTGACCAATTGCACGGTACGACCCTCACACTTGCCGTCTGGCAGGTTGAGGATAAGACGGTCGCCTGGCTTGGCCTGGGTGTTGCGGTCAAGCGTGATGACCTTGCCATTCACTGCTGAGATACGCCCACCCACGGGGCGCCCCGCCAGCAGTTCGTCCGCGATAGGAATTACGTAGCCAGGCAGCGGGATACGCCCGTCCAGACCGACCTTGAAGGTAACGGCCCGGTCCTTGGAGTTGGTAAGCAGCGCCCACTTACCGCGGCGCTGCGCTTCCGACTCACGAGTACAACCGATGGCACTGATCTCCAGCGGGTTGTCGCCGTAGCGACGCTGCAGCTTGGCATCAGTCACAGCAGTAACGTCAGTGTCGTAGTTGTTCAGCGGGTTGTCGTAGCTGATCAGTGCCCGCGTGTAGCGCGTGCGCTCCGACGCACTGGAGTAAGTGAACTTTCCATCGATGACGTTCGCCCGGGTGTAGGCGAAGTCGAAATCGGTAGCGCGCGGCATATCCGCGAGGGTGAACACCTGTCCCTGGGCCCAGTAAGTCATGCCCCTGTAGATGGTGGAGATGTCACGCAGCAGAGACCAGGCATCAGCCTTGCTCTGCAGATTCAGGTTGCAGATGAAGCGCGGCTCCTGGCCACCCTTCCCGTCCGGCACCAGCTGGTCACAGTACTGCGAGATTCGGTACAGCTCCCACTTGTCCACCATCCATGGCTTGATGCGGCGGCCTAGGCCGAAGCGGTCGGCCGTGGTGATGTCGTAGGTCATCCAGACCGCGTTATCCGTCCAGGCCTGCTTGAACGTGCCATCCCACACGCCAGAGTAAGTGCGCGATACAGGGTCGTAGTTGCTCGGCACCTGCATTTTTTTCAGCTTGGTCTCGACCGTCACGGCCGGGATACTGCGGAACTGCTCGGCGGAAAACTCAATGTAGAGCAGCGCGGTGTTTGGGTATCGAACCTTCGCATCGATGACCTCAGTGAAGCCTGAGATCTGCATCGTGTCGGAGATTTTGTTGTTGTTCTGATTGATGGTCAGACGCGTGACACGCATCAGCCAGCCGGTGGTTGCCTTGGGAAGATCGATGCGGCGCGTGCGCTCGTAAAGGCTGGTGGTCTTTCCATCGACCGCTTCGCTAAGCACCTGCTGGTAGGCGCCGCCGTCGGTGGCCAACTCAACTTTGTACTCAATCCGGTACCCGTTGATGTTGCCCCCGGCATCCACGGACTGGAGCGCTGGCCATGCGAAACGCACACGAACAGCAGAGAGCTGCGTGTTGTTGATAGCGCGAACCCATGGCGTCCCGCTGCGCAGCTCGGTACTGATCGTGGTCTCGTTCTCGATCGAGGGGATGCCCTGGATATAGGTCTGGTCCACCGCCCCCGCGCGCCACTCCCACTTCACGTTCGGAAAGTTCATGTTGCCCTGCGGGTCTTGCAGCGGGGTATTGTCGAGATAGATGTCCCTGGCGGTTGGTGTGCCTTCGAATTCACCCTCGCCCACAGCTATCAGCATTTTGGCGATGGCGACAGAGCGCAGGCTGTCCGGGGCTTCCGTTGGCGTTTTCGGCTTCTCTTCACCGCCCTTGGCGCCGTGGATATCAAACTTGCGTGCTACGCCCATGCTTTCCTCCAGGCAATAAAAAACCGCGATAACGCGGCTTCGGTTAACATCAAACTTTTCTGGCAAGGAGCCAATGTGATGAAGCTCAAAAACGCTTTGGTGCTGGTTGCAGCGATATCAGCTACAGGCTGTGGAACCATCAACACGACCTTCCGAGACGACACCGTCGCGAGCAATAAGCTGGCTCGTTGGAGTTCAAGCTGCGATTCGGTACCGAGAATTTATAGCGGTGCCGTTTTTGATTACTGCACACTCGATGCAGCGCCACGTCAGAGCACCGGCTTTGATGGATACCCGTCTGCGTCATTAGTTTTGCTAGATATGGGGCTGTCTGGAATTGGAGATACCCTCCTTTTGCCCTACACAATTCATTTACAGAGTAAGCACGGAGACATAAAAAAGGCGCGATTCGAATAGTCGCACGCGCACAACCTTCAGATAACTGGCACCTTGCTCCGGTTATTGCTACATCTGATCTTCGGCGTAAATAGCGGCGCTGATGATTGCGCCGCCCACCCGGCGCTTGCCATAGCACAGCGGGACCGGGTTACCGGATGCGGTGGTGTTTTTGGCGCTGCCGAAGGCGTAGCCGGGGGTGTTCTCCGGCGCGGCGCTAGTTTTAAGGCCGCCAGCTTGGGGGCTGAGCATTTGGATCACTCCGCCCAGCACCATCGATCCGCCCATCATGATCAGAGCTGAGCCGAAGGGTGCGCCGGCGCCGAATGTGCCACCGGTGATGACAAGGCCGACAACGATCAGCACAGCGCCGATGATTGTTTGCAGCGCACCGCCTCGCTTGCTGCCGGTTATGATCGGAGCAATTCGAATATCGCCGCCGCCCGCAAACCCAAGCTCCTTTTCTGCCAGATTCGTCCTTCCTCGGAATACGGCAAACTCAATCCCTCGGGATTTGGCGTTCGACAGGAAGCGTTCAAATCCGGGGATCTGCACGCACAGCGCCTTGATCGCTTCTGCGGGCGACTTCACTGCCATGCGGAAGGATCGGCCAAACTGTCGAAGTTGACCATAGAGCAGAACCGTGGTCATGGGCTGATAATTGATGGCAAGTGCCGCCATGTGCTTTTCTCCAGGCAATAAAAAAGCCCGCCGAAGCGAGCCTTGAACAATTTGATGTGCCGCTATAGGCAGCCTTGCAGTGCGACAAGCCGCTTATTGGCGATCCAATTACCAACCACGACGTAATACTTTGCCTCAGAGCCTGAGCCCTTTGGCTGGATATCAACGAAGTACTGAGAACCCTCAGTAAACACCGTGTATCCAGTGTCGCGACCTGGCTGAAGCGTGGCCCCCGGTGTGCCGCCGAAGATCGGCTGGTTCTGCCATTCGTATTGGACGCATTTGGCCAGCGCTGCATCTGCTTTCTGCGAGGTCAGAACCTTATAGGGTCCCTCCTTTCGAGCTTCGTTCATGGTCGGCGCCATGCAACCCGCCAGCATCGCCAACGCTACCGCCGCTATCAAAATCCGCATGTCGGTCCCTCTTTGGTTTGGCTCGACTGTAGCAGGGTGACGGAAAACAGCAAACCTCTGCTCAAGACCTGGACCAGTAAAGGATCCTAAGTGTTCGCAGTATCGGCGATCCGACGCAGGTCATATACAAGCCTCTTGCTTGTAGCCAAATGTAGTCTCGCCTCGGACGCGTTCAAGTCTGAGCCAATTTCATAGTCAGCCATTGCGCGTAGTCGCTTTTGCTTGAGAATAACTCTCCCAATAGAAGCGAGGCCTTTAGTCGCACCGGTAAATCGCGAAATTAATTGGTCATGGCTTGTTTTTATATCTGGATTGCTTTTTAGAGACAGCGCTGATGCGGCTATTGTGGCCTCATGGTATAGCGCATAGTAACTCCTGCTTATGCTCGCACGATTGCCAACCTCATCCTTATTTCCGATAAGTGACTCGGCTAACAACAACAGGTCATCGCTACACACCGACATAATATCCATCCGCAGCCAAAATATTCGAACCAAACTCATAAGGCGCAATGCCAATCGACAACACATCATCAATTTCTTCATCGAAATCAGCGATTAATGCTTCGTCAATTGCCATGTCAATTTCCACCAGTCTTTCTGTACTCCCATTCACGACGAAACGGTACAGGATTCCCTCGCCTTGCATAGCGAACAGGTCGAACGCGATGAATGGATGCGCAGACATGGACTTTATAATTTTTGCCGCAGTAGCAACCCTGCGCACCACCTGCTCGTCTGTAGCGCCAATCTGGTCCATTATTTCGGCTGCGCGCAGAACTTGAGTACTTACTTCTCCACCCTGCTTTCCAGATCGTATGTATAGATCTCTGGCCATCTTCAATAAGCCCGTATGAACGCAGGTATCTGCCAGCCCGGACAGCCCCCTATCATCCGCATCAGAGTAGTCAGTACGCAGTATCTCTTCCTTGGACATTTCGACCTCTCCACAAACATATAGAGCATGAGCTGTAGAAATTGACACGGCTAGACTATCAAGTCCCGCCCTGCGAGCATCTTCAAACAACCGCAGGGAGCTAGACGTTTTCATTTGGTAAGCATAAAGATATGCCTGCTCATGCAAAGCTGCTGGTGCAATATTGAACTCGGCGCCCGGGTCTATTATCAGCCGGTCAAGCTTGTTAAACAGTCGCCGAATCTCAAACTCATCAACGTAATGATTTTCAGCAATCTTGTGCCAGAGCTGGGTTCGCTCTTTGAGTAGTTTGTTCAGCGCCAACCTTGGCTCGGGCAACATGATTTGTTCTCGTATCAAATCATCTAGAATAAGTGGCTTATCCTGCCGAGTCGATACTGTGCAGGCATACAACGGTGGCTGCGACTTTATGCCTAAGGATCAAACGCGTGCGGTCATTCCAGGGGCCGCCGAAGACGATAATTTCCGACGGCCTGCCGTACAGGTGATGCAGCAGGAACGGACCTGGGCCGACGACGCCTGATTCCTCGCCAGGCAACGACGGATCGGTGCCAAGGTATATGCCAGCGTGGTTCGGGTGAGCTGTCCGGCCAACCTGCATGACGATCATGTCACCGCGCTGGGGCATGTCGACACGCATGAAGCCGGCGGCCTCGTAGTGCTGTTCGTAAAGGCTGGCGTTCTCCGCTCTCTCCCACCAGCCGTCGGTGCGCTGGAAGGCTTCGAACTCCAGCCCCCACTCCCGCTGATACCAGTCAGCGCAGACCTGCCAGCAGTCCCAGGCGCCATGCACGAACGGGCGCTTGAGCAGCGGCGTGCTTCCGGTGGGCGTGATCGTGCGAAGGTCGCCTTCGGGCCATGACAGGATGTGCCAGGGCAATGCCGTGGCCTCGCACATGGCCAAGTCATGCGAAGACGGCCTGCTGGTGGCGTCCGGGTGTGAGTGAACGATGCCGATCACCTCTCCCAAGTCCTCCACCGCGGCGTAATCCTCTGGGTCAAGCCGGAACTCTTCGTTCGGCTCCGTAGCGATATTCCGGCACGGGAAGTACTTCTGCGCTCGCCCGACGGCCAGCAGCAGGCCGCAGCACTCGCGGGGATATTCCGCCGCCGCGTGCGCCTGGATGGCCGCAATGATGTGCTTGCGCATGGTCAGCTCCGGGCAATGAGGGAGACAGCGGGGAATCCGCCGAAGGACAGTTCGTTGTTCTCGCCGAAGCGCAGCTTGCAGGACGACAGGCAGCCCTTGCACTGGTCCAGGGCCGGGTCATCTGTGGGGTTGTCCTCGTCATCGAACATCGCCGCTCCGGTGTACCCGCAGTCCGGCCCCCGGTAACCGTTGGTCATGGCCCAGTGGCAGAACGTGGTCATCTGCCGCCCGGGCAGGCCGTGGTTATCGATCTCGCCCGGGGAGGACAGCTCCCAGACGACGGCCTCGCCGTCCTCACTGGTTTTCTGGTCGATGTACCAGATCTCCAGCGCCTCCTGCGTGGGGTCGGCGGTTGGGTTGCCCTCAGGGAAGTTGGCCGCATCCAGGTACTGGGCCAGGGTCTCGCGAACAGTCAGCTTGAACTTCAGCATGTCCTCGAAGGCCAGGCACAGCGCGGTGACGCGCCCGTTGACGTTGCCTGCGGCGAACGTCGGCCGAGAGGCAGTTCCGTCGCTACTCGAGGAAATACCCTCAATCTGCACTGGCCAGGCCGCGTACTCCTGGCCCTGCCAGATGATCGACTTGGCGGGCAGATCCTCTTCCGAGCCCTCATAAGCCAGTAATTCTTCTGGCGTGTGCGGGATAGCGTGACCGTGGAAGCGCAAGTAATCGGCGCCGTACTCGGTACCATCAATTTCGAACAGGCGAATCTCGCCGCCGGGCTCCAGTTTCTGGATGTCCGTGATCAGTGCCATGGGTGGTTATCTCAGGGATGAAAGGTTTGCTGGAAGGTCGCGGTGATGGCGTAGACCTGGCCGCCACGGTGCACTGGCTTGTAGCCGTTGCACTTGTAGAGACCAAGCTCACCCAGGGGCGGCTCCCAGAGGAAGCCCTTCGAGCCTTTGTGTCGGTCGATGAAGTCCATGATTTCCTTAATGCGCGGCTTCAGGCCAGTAAATGTTACCGGCCAGGATTGCGACCGGTTGTTGAGACCATCCTCGACCGACTGCTCGTATCCATCGCCGAACTGCTTGGAGCGGACGCGCTGGGCAATATCTCCTTCCGCGCCCTTCTCCGTCGCCCAGGTGAATCGTTCGATAGCCATCATCGCCCCTTGATTGCGTTGTTGATGACGCCGCCCTGGCGCATGTCCCTGCTCCGCAGCTCCTGATACTTCTGCTCTACGAACGTCGCCAGCTCCTTGCCGAACAGGTCATAGCCAGGCGCGTCAGCGGTTGACGATGCGTTTCCGTCGCCGTCGATATGCACCTCGACATTGATCTGTGTTCCGCCAGTCCCGCCGCCGCCCATGGCCATAACCCCGAGCTTGCCGCTCGATGTCCGGGTCAGCGGCATGATTGCCTCGGCACCAGCCTCACCCATCACTCCAGTCTTGCCGTTGGCCATACCAAAAGCAGTTGGCTTGCTGACAATGGAGTTAGTGAACGCCCCACCGTCGGCAAACATTTGCACGCCGCCGGACCAGGCGCCGCCCGTTGCCTGCGGAAAGTAGGAACTGGAGTAGCCGGCTGCGGAAGCGCCCAAGTTAGAGGACGTTGCTCCTGCAGATCCCGCCGCCAGCCCGTTGCCTCCACCAGCAGCACTACCGCCGAAGTAACTCGCCGCCGCACCGACCAAACTGCCCAGCAGTGCCGAGCTGGCTTGGCGGGTAGCGATACGCGCCATGTCGGCCAGGATCGATTTGGCGAAGTCCGAGAACGACGCCTTACCGGTCATGGCAAAGTTGACGATGGAATCCTCCATGGAACTGAAGGCGTTGCCGAACAGGCTTTTGGTCTGCCCGGCGATATCCTTCGCTGAGTCGAGGTAGTTTTCCCAAGCAGCCGTTGCGCCTTTGGTCCAGTCGCCCTGGGCATTCTCTACATCCGCATAGTTCTGCCGGATCTGGTCGGTAGCGGCCTTGTTCGCGTCTGCGAGCGCCTGCGCTTTCCGCTTGAATTCTTCTTCCGACATGTTCCGCGACGGGTCTGAACGCTGGTTTTCCAGTTCAAGCGACTGCTGGACGAACCTGTCTTGCTGGCTGTTCAGCTGTCCGCTCAATGCGTTCTGGCGATCGCCCTGGCCAACGCCCAATACGGCACGCTGCCCCGCAAGCTCCAACGCGCGCTGTTGCTGACCCAGCGCCTGTACATACGAGCTGATCGCCCGTTCCTGCTTGGCAAGGCGACCGGTCTCGTTGGTGGCAAGCACTTCAAGCTGGCTTTCAGCATCCTTCTGCGCCTTAGCCATCCCCGCGCGCGCGTCGGCGATCTTCTGGTCGAGCTGGATGCTCTGCGCAGCTGACGTTGTCTTCTTGCCCTTGGCGGCCTCCAGCGCTGCAATTTCAGCCTCGTAGGCTGCCGTCACCTGGTCCAACTCATTGCCGATCAGGGCCTGGCGCCGCAGCAGGTAATCTTCCTCGGAAAGCAGACCAGCCTTCTGTAAGGCCTCCAGTTCCTTCTGATAATTTTTGTACGTGTCGGTGATGGACGCCAGGTCGTTCTTGGCGTTGTTGAAGCTGGTCAGATCGACCTGAGTACCAGTAGCTTTCGGGTCTTTGAACTTGTCATTGATGTTAGCGATGTTTTTGTCGACCGTTGCCTGAGCCAGGCGAGGATCGTTCGGCGCTACCTTGCGGATATCGTCGAGTTGTTTTTTGTAGTCCTTGAGTGCGTCGGCGCGTTTTTGCTCATTCGTCCACGAGGACTTGGTGAGAGCGTCAACCTTTTGCATTGAGGTGATGGCGGCTTGTTGAGCCTTTGCCTGATCGCCTTCCAGCTTTGCAATTTCAGCCTGTGCCGCCTTCTGGTCCTCAAGCATATTCAAGCGGTTTTGATAGAGATCAATCATCTCCTGCTTGTTTTGGAACAGACCAACGTCGCCGGACTGCGCACTTGCCAGGTCTCGGCGGGCCTGTTCGATATCGGCGCCGATGTCCGGGCGGCCGATATTCTTGAGGCTGTCGGCGGCCCGTGCGACTGCGTTGTAACCCTTCTCCCAGAAACTCAGGTTCTCCAGAATCTTCGGCGTTCGCTCGTTGATAGCGTCGGCATAGGACTCGGTGGCCAGCTTCACGGCGCCAGCGTGATCGCGTTGCTCTTCCAGAGCGGCGATCTGAGAGAAAACCGAGGCGGTTAGGTAGTGATACTGCTCGTTCAGCGCCGCGGAAGCCTTGACCGGCTCGTCGGCCAGCTTGACGAATTCGGATACCGTCTCGCTGACAGCCTTGCCGGCAGCTTCCTGCATCGACACGGCGGCCTGGGTGATACTGGCGAAACTCTCGCCTGCGATCTTGCCGTTGCCCGCCAGCATTTCAAGGACAGCGGCAGCCTGGCCAGTGGTGCCTACGGTTGCGCCTACCTGGCGCGCCATGTCACCTAACTGCCCCGCGCTCACGCCAGCGTAGTTGCCGGTGAGGATCAGCGACTTGTTGTAGTTGTCCTGCTCTTCGCTTCCTTTGTGGTAGGCGTACGCCAGGCCGCCCACGGCTGCGGTAGCCAGGGCCAGAGGTGCCAGGATGGCAAGCAACCCCGCAGCACCTGCACCGGCTCCTGCGCCCAACTGAGCCACGGCGCGCACACCGCTGCCCCAGTCACCCGACGACAGGGCGTTCCCCAGTTGTACGACATTTTCCTGTGCCTGGCGTGTGCCGAGACGCAGCTTGTCGAAGCCGGTGGTGGTCTTTTCGAGCTTTCCGTAATCCTTGTCGATCTTGGCCAGGGCGCTGTTGTACTGGTCCTGACTGATTCGACCCTCGTCGAGGTGCTTGCCCAGTTGCTCAACCTGCGTGTCCAGCTTTGCCAGTGCAGCACGGGCCGGGTCAATCGCCCCCAGCAAGCTGTTCAAGGCTTTCTGCTCATCCATCGCAGACTTGGCCAGGGCCACCTGCTGCTTATCGAGCTGAGCGGATATCTTCGCCGCTTCGGCCTCGCCATAGGCGCCGGTCTTGGTCAGCTTGGTTAGCGCTTCACGCTGCTTAGCCAGGTCCTGGGTGGTTTTGGCGCTGGTGGACAGCGACTTTTCCAGGGCCTGCATTTCGTTCATCAGCGAAACGGCGGACTGCTCGGCCCGGCCGCCAGCCTTCGCCATTTCATCCAGGCTCGTTTTCGCCTGGATTGCATCGGCCGAGTCGATCTTGACGCCGAGTTCTGCAATGTTCATCGACTCACCTTGAATAAGTGCCCGTGGTTACGGGCTGTTTTCCCTTTCCTCCGCCATAACGCGCAGGGCTTCGCCTTCCAGGACCTGAAGGTCAGGGAAGATGTCAGCGAGTTTCTTTTTCTTGATGCCGAGAAAACCGGCCACGTCGCGGATGCTGCTGTAGTCGAGGCCAATCGCGCCGCCGGCGCCTGCTCGCCACTGGGTGGACATCCGGTTGAATAGGAGGAAGGCAGACCAAAGGCACGGCCAAACCTCGAACTCTTCTTCCATGTCCTCTGCGTCCCAGCCGAAAGCCGCGATCTGCTCGGCATCCGGCGGGGACTCATACAGGGCGCGGGCGGCGCGGATCAGTTTCCCGTGCGAGCCTTGGCGAAAGCTGCCTGGTACGCATCCACGACGGCCTCGGTCGTCCCATGACACGAAGTCACCAAGGCCTTGATGCTCTCGTCATCGAACTTGTCGTCGAACTCCCAGCCTACGACCAGATCCTTGATTTGCCGCATCTGGTTTTCGGTATCCACGGCAATAATTTCCGATACCGTTGGATTTTCACCAAAGCGCTCTTGGCCGTCCTTGCGCCGCTGATTCCACTCATCGAACAGGGCTGCCAATTCGATACGGTTTCGATACTTGAACGTGAATTCAACCTTCACTGGCTCCTGGCCAACGACGGGGATCATCACCGCGCCCAGAAACGTCGGTGCCTGGGCAATCTTGAATTTCGCCATGGTTAAGCTCCGCCGCCTGCAGCAACAGGCGCGCGATACGCAGTGATTTCCGCGTTGATGGTGAACCCAAAGGAGACAGCAGCGCCTTCGTTACGAACCAGCGTCGGCGTCTTGTTGAACGATGCGTAGCCAGCGTAGTAGATCGTCTTGCCGTTGGGCAGCGACATACGCAGGATGCGGACTTCCTTCTCGCGGTCAGCCTTATCGAGCTCTTCGTACCAAGCCAGGCTGTCATCGTCAGCCAATTGGAAGGCGAAAGCCTGTGCGTTTTTGGTGGTCGGGATCTGCTTGTCGCGACGAGCCTCGAGCGGCGCATAAGTCCAGTACTGCTGCTCGCCACCGGACATGGAGTTGCCGATCACTTGGTTGACGGCTACCCAGCCGGTAACTTTCTTGGCGGTGCCGCCGCTGATGCCGTCCGGAAAGAAAGCAACATTGGATGTGTCGATGCCTTCCAAGGTAAATGCGCCGGCGGCAGCGTTGGATACACGCACGGCGCGCTCGTTGATGTCCTCCCAGCCGGAGGTGATCAGCAGAATATCGCCATTGGCAAAACCGTTCGCGGCGCTGGTAGCAACACCCGGGTTTGCGTTGCTGATTGCGGAAATCAGCTTGGCGGCGGCGAACCCGCTGGAAATCGAAATTGTTGCCCCGTTGGGGAAATAAACAGACATGGGTTTTCCTCTTGCAGAAATGACAAAACCCGCACTTAGCGGGTTCAGGATGTGCCCAACGGGCGGGTTATGGCGTGGTGTCGGACCGGTAGGTAAACGAGAGCGGCACGGTGTAGGTTGAGTCGCCAGTAATGCCTGGACCAACATCTACAGGTGTCATAGGCGTCACCACGAAACCGTTCTTCACGTCGCGCACATACAGCGGGAATAGCGCGATGAGTTCGGCTGCAATTGGGTTCGTCTTGGCCTTCCCGGTACCCGCCGGCGCGATGATGCTGACCTGAAACACTCCGGTATACAGCCGGTGATCACCGCCGAGCGTGTTGCTCGCGGTGTCGCCCGGGATGGTGAAAGCTCGAAGATATGTCTCGCCCTCCCGCGGTGTGTAGCCCGTGTTCTCGAAAACGATCTTGAGCTTCTCGGCCCTGCCAGCGTTCCAGGCGATCAGCTTGGCCTCGTAGATCGAGGCGATGATTGCGTGACTCATACCTGGTTGTTCCTGATGGCCTCCAGCACTATCTGCTGGAAGCGAGCCACGGTTACCCGAACCATGCCGCCTGGGGCCTGGGTGGAATGGCCGAACTCCAGCGGGATCGCGTAGGGCAAGTTGTTGATGATGTAGGCCATCTGGCCGGCGGTGAAGTCGCTCATTGCGGCGACCAGCGCGGCAGTGGTCTCAGCACCGCTTGGGTCCACCTCATCGAAGGTGACGCTTTCGACCACGCCCAGTGAGATATGCCAGTTGGCACGGAAGCGTCCACCGATGTATCCCTCGGGCGCCTTGATGTCCATGCCGTCGTTGAGCTTGCGGCCCTTCTTCAGCCTGCCGCCCTTGGTGAGGTTGGCCGGATCCCTGCGCAATGCGCCGTTGTGATCGTCGACGGCCTTGTTGTACTGAGTCGCCACTGCGTTCTGCGCCCAGATCTCCGGGTTGCCCACGGGCGACATGCGAATCAGGCTGCTGCCGACCTCGATGATGATCTCGCGCACGCTGGCGTCGATGGCCTCGCCGGTCTGAGCGGCGAACTCGGCTAAGCTGAGCGCAAAACTGCCGGACTGTCCGGCGCCTGCCCGGCTCACGACCGCACCTGCAACTCATACAGGATCGGCGTACCGGAAGGGTTGACCTCTTTCAGCGGCGGCACGATTGACCATGTGCGGCCTTGGGCCACGACCTTGTCGAGCAGACCCGGCACCCAGGTCAAGCCCTGCGCCGCGATCTTGAGCTTCTTGTCGCCCTGCAGGATGAGGCTGTTGTTTTGGAATTCTTGACCAGTGAAGTCAAGCAGGATGCCTTGGGCAATCTGCTCGACGGAGGCACCAGGAGCTTCGCCGCCGATGTTCGGGTCGTACTCGCCCGGCTCCGTCTTGCTGATGGTCACGGCCTGGCCGAACTCTGTGATCATCTCCAGAGCCATCACGGCCATTTCGTCGTAAAAGGTGGCCATGGCGGTCTCCGTTGAAGCTATGCGCGAATTGCGAACAGCCCGCGCTTTTGTAGGTAGTCGGCAAACTGCGTAGCACTTGGCCGGTCCGGCGCCGCCGGCAACAGCCGACCACTGGTGTTGGAGATCGTCGCGTACTCGCGAGTTACTGCGCCCTCGACGCGCTCAAGTGTCACAGCACCCTTGCGCTTGTCGATTGGGTCGATGTCGTCCTGATGTATCTCGGCGGCCAGGGCCATCTGCCCGTACTGAATGCGCGCTGGCAGATAGTTGTCCGGCTTGATCTCGCGATCCAGCAGCACTTCCCGGCGCGGCCAGGACAGGGCCTGCTCGCTATTCGACTTGCGACCCTTCCAGGTCATGCCATCCATCACCAAGGCGGCCCGGCGAAGCAACGCCTCTTGCGCGGGAGCGCCCGCAGGGATGACCGTGCCGAATTTCACGGCATACAGGGCCAGGTCCTCGGCGCTCGCGTAGCTTTCCGCGTCAGGCTTGCCGGTGCCGTCCTCGATGATGAGCATGATTACTCCTTGACTTCGTTCAGGCGGTCAGCCTCAGCCTTCGCTTCATCGGCAGTGCCGACGAACTTGCCAAAGCGTACACCGTCGCGGGTGATGATGATCCACTGATCATTCGATTCGAGCTTCGGAATGTAGACTGGCTCATCCTTCGTGCCATCCTTGAGCGTCCCATTGGTGCCCCCGGTCAGCACGTTTTTACCGGTCTTTTCCTTACCGGCGGCCACTTTGCCCTTCGCGGTCTTTTCCTTACCGGCGGCGGACGTAACCGGAGTTTTGCGGGTCAGCACCTCGACCTCAATCTCGGCAGCGTCATAAGCGGCTTTGATCTCAGGGTAATCGCCCACGATAACGACCTTGGTCACGCCACGCTCCACTACGCGGAACAGGTCGGGATTGCGGTAGCGCTTGTTCGGGTCGAAGTCACCCAGTTGGTTGCTATAAACGAGTTCCATGATTCTCTCCATGGCGGCCATTGCTGGCCGCGTCTTGGGGTGGTTATCAGCCCGCGGCAGGCGGCGTGGTGGTCAGGGTGATCATCACGCCGGCAGTGACCTTGTTGCTGTCCGAGTGCTTGACCCAGTTGGCGGCCGAACCAACAGCGGCCAGGGTTGGGTTGGCACCGCCGGTGGTTTCCTTCCAGCTGTAGCCCAGCACGTCGATGTTTACGGTGCCTTCTGCGCGGTACCCGATGCCGAGGTTCTCTTCATCGTTCACCTCGTAGGACCGGAAGCCGGGCGCCTGGGACTCAGTGATCACGACAGCATTCGGCAACAGACCGAAAATCACGTCTGCAGGTGCGGTGTCGGTCACCAGCACTGGCTTGCCCAGCGTGCCAGGCAGACCGCCGTAGATGACGACGCCAGCCTCCTCGTAGACCTTGTTCGCGATCGCTTCGTCCACGATGTCGAAATAGGCCGACGAGTGCATGACCCACAGGGCAATGCGACCGAATTTGTCGCCGAACTTACGCATCCCGCGAGTCAGGGTTTTCTTGCCATCGGTCTCGATGTTGGCCGAGACCACCATGCCAGCGTTGGAACCGATCGCGGCACGCAGTGCGGCGGTGGCGTAGTGGATGAAGCCTTCCAGGGTAGCGTCGGCCACGTCAACGCCGATGATTTGGGAGAATTCATCTACAGGGCGGCCGCGGCGCTTGAACGCTTCTTCGGTGGTCTGGTACGGGCCGTATTTCCACGGAGCCTTCACACCAACAGCTTCGCCGGCGCCGATCTTCTTCGAAACCACTTTGGCTTCGGAGTTGACGTCGCGGTGATCCAGGCCGCCACCGAGTTTGTAGAAAGCGCGCTTGCGGAAATTGCCTTCGATCATCTCGTTGTCGAGGACAATGGCGCCATTGGAGGATGCGTTGAACACATCCAGGTTGTCCTGGACGCGCTCCAGGTATGCGGTTTGCGCCTCATCGTTGTAGATGATCAGGTCGCTGTTTACGGTTGTAGCCATGGGTTTGTCCCCTTACTTGGGCAATGCGAGGAATGCGGTTTGGCCGTGCTTGCGCTGGTAGTCGCGCTTTTGCTCAGCAGTCATTTCGGAGCGCTTGAATGCAGCCTGGCCGCTACCCCCGCCCGGGGCTTGTGTCCCTGAGGCCCTGGGCCACAGGTGAGGTGCGCTCTCGCGCAGGGATTCCGCCCATTCGAGCGGGGTAAGAGGCGACTTGCCGTCTTTGCCGAGGATGGGCTGACCATTCTCGTCAACGGCGACCGCTTCGCCCTCTTCGTTCAGCGTGAACACGCCCTTGGCGCGCAGGATGATGTCGTCGGTTGCTTCGGGGAGTGCACCGGCCCTCAGAGCAGCGCCGCGCACGGAGTCGCCTAGGACTTTGCCCTGGAACTTCGCCGCGAAGGCTTCGGCTTTCTCGGCGCGACCGGTGATAGCCTTCAGTTGCTTGTCGTAGTCACCGCGCAGTCGTTCAGTGCGTTTATTGAACACCTCGTCCACTTTGCCCTCAGTCAGGAGCTTGGTTTCTTCGTCCTGGCCGGCTCGGCTAAGTAGACCCTTCACGGCGTCGATGTCGATGCCTTCAAATTGGGTCTCGAACTGGCTCAGCTTGGTGGATGTGTCTTTCAGCTTACCCAGAAGCTCATTGTTTTTCGTTTTGAGCCCAGTCACAGAGGCTTCAACGGCAGTCGCGATAGCGGCCTTGATTGCCGGGTTTTCCAGGTCGATTTCGTTTTCTTCTGCCACGTTGATGCACCCCTTGGGTATGTTTCGCCCGCTTTGCAGGCAATAAAAAACCGCCAGGAGGCGGCTGAGTAAGTGTGTTCGGCTAAATCCCGGCGCGCTCGAAGGCGAGAGGTTCCAGGCTTTTCATTTGTTTCAATGTCAGCGGCGCGAAGTTGCGATCAAGCTGCAGCTCGGCGAAGCGCTCGACGGTCAACCCGCCCTCCCGGAACAGCTTGCCCCGTACAGGCCCGATAGCCACATCCTGGAACGATGCCGGCTGCTGCTGGAGCCAGTGGTAGTAATCCAGATCGGCATTGACCTGCTGCCCTCCATTGGCACCAACAGAAGCCCGCGTAGCGCCTTTGGCGAACATCGCGCTGAGCTTGGTCAGTAGAATGAAGGTAGTTCGGCAGTTAGGGTGAAACGGCGGCCGGGGCCCGGAATCCACCGGAAACTTGCGCTTGTCCATCGAGCGGCATTGCTGGCTTGTCTTACTGTCCAGCGTCGCCACCATCTGGATCTCTTCGACGATATCCCTATTGGCCTTCGCCACCTCCATCCGTGCCTGGGACGACACATGCTGAATCGCGGTGTGCACGACCGTGCTGGCATTGCGGTTGGTGGTGGCCAGGATGCCGTCTTTGTACCCTGCCGCCTTGGTGCCGCGAATGTTGCGAATGATCTGGAAGTTCGTCTGCCCTTCGAAGAAGCCCTGCCGGATGGCGCCGGTGACGCGCTCTCGCTCGGCACCGGTCCAGCCGCTGATGAAGGCTTTCAACAGCTTCCCGCCACCGGTGCCACGTACGCTGAGCGGGTTCGTCAGCAGCGCAGCACGTATCGCAGCAGCCGTCGGGGCGACCACATCCAGCCACACGCCTACCGGCGCCGATCTGGCGAGACTTGTCGCCTCAAACTCAGCCTCGTAGTTGGCGATGTCCACCAGGTCGAGGTTCAATTGCGCGCTGTAGCGGTCGAAAATGCCCAGTAACAGGCTGTCGACCTCTTTCAGCAGTGCTTCCAGGCGCTTGACGTTGTACTCGGTCAGGTCCGACTGGATGAGCCGGTCACGGATCGAGCGATCAATCTCCTTGAGAAAGGGAGCGAACTTGCCCACCTCTCCGGCCTTTAGTTTTTCGAGGAAGACCGCGTGGCGAATCGTGGCATCAAGGATTGCTTGGTTTGCCGCCATTTGGTTTGTCCTCGTCATCCAGGCCCAGGCCGTCACCCTGCTCTTCCAGCTCGCCGTCGATCTGTTGGTCAGTTCGCTCTGGCGCGATCAGCCCCAGCTTGCGCAAATACGCCCGAAGATCCGCCTTCGCGAACCCGCCGTTCTGCCACAAGCCAACCAAGGCCGTGATCATCTGCGGATCGGCCGTCAGCTCGACGAACTCCTGATTCACCTGGTAGGCGACCTTCTTGTCAGCGATGCCCATGTAGGCGCAGCACCACATGATTGCCCGGGTGTAAGCCTCGCTGACGTTGGCAACGCAGCCAGCCAGGACCGATGTCGATGCCGACTGATCCCCACGGGACTCTGTAGCGGTCTTGGTGGCTAGTGACGCCACAACCATCCGTGCGCCCAGCTCGATCATCATCTGGTTTTTGTCGGCCATGGCCTCCTTTACCAGCGTGTTAGGCGTGGGCTGCGCATAACCGAAGGCGCCACCAGCGGGCAGCATCATCGGGGCCCTGGAGCCAACGTAAATACCGTTTTTCTCCATCCAGTCGCGCCAGGACTCGTCGAGCCCACTGATCCACGGCTGGGCCTGGCCGCACCAGAACACACTGTCTTCGTAATCAGCGCTGTTCCGGTAGTGGCCCAGGTTGATCATGGCGATGTCGTAGAGAGGCGACTCATCAATGCTCGGATCGTTGTTCTGTGCACCGATGAAGGTGAACGGGATCTCCTTCAGACGGCCACCGGCACCCGTAGGCCGGAATTCCTCAGTAACCGCCAGTGGCCCGACAGTCTCTGGCCCTGACCGGCGCCATACTCGACAAACGAAGCCGTCTTCCTCCAAGGCCAGCTCCCGGTACTGCTCAACTGTTTTGAAGCCAAAGCCATCGGGAATTTCCGGCGACTCCTTCAGTACTACCAGCGTCAGCACGCTGTGACCGTTCACCATACCGGTGCGCCAGTTGATGATTTCCTCGGCGCAGTAGGTGAGGATCACCGCATGCCCGCCGATGCCGTCGTCTTGGTGATAGTCGACATACAAACCATGCCGGCCAGCCTCGAGTACCTTCTCCAGCGTGCCCTGGGAGTGCTGATAAATGCTCACACCAGAGCCGTTGGCGTTGTCTTGCAGGTATTCCAGCTTCGTCGGCACCGTCAGGGTCGGGTCTTTATGGAAGGCCAAGCCAAGCAAACCGTTTCGGGTGTGGCCTGTGGCATTCTTGAACACTGCGCGCTCACGGTAAGCCCGATTCCGGTCTTCGTTCTCCGGCGACTTGTCGTGTGCGTTGATGTAGGGCAGCCGATCGACAACCCTGTGCTGGCCCGCGCAGACATCGCGAACGGTTGCCCAGCGGTCTAGCACTGCCGTGTATTCCGCCCGCTTGAAGGAGACGTCGTTGCTCATCGGGCGTATCCCATTTTGATAGCGGTGATCGGTTTGATGATCGGGTACTCGCGGTGGATGAAGTAGCCGCCGGCGTCGTTCGCGTGATCGATGCCGGCGGTTTTATCTGGCTCCCCGTTCGCGCCCCACACCTGCTGCTCCAGGCCGTCGGCGTAGGTTGGACAAGTGAACGGGTTAACTAGGTAGCGGCGCTCGCCCTGCGCATTGCAGAAGACGGCGTTCATTGCGTTTATACGGTCCTTCACCGGCGGGTTCGCAGCTGGAGCAATTACCGCGAACCCGGCCTGCTTGAGCATGGCCAGGTCGGTGATACTGGCGTTCACGGACTTGCGCGAATCGCCCGAGGCATCCGGGTAGATCCGGATCTCGCACGTCTTCTTGAACTCATTGCCGTCGTGCTGCCAGTAGCGCTCTTTGATCCGGCGGATCATGTCGGGCGTGTCGTAACCATCGATCAGCTCATCCACGGCCCTGGGCAACCCCTGGTCGCGCTTGACGTGGGTGATAGCCGCCATCTTCCCGACGTTGAAGTCCATACCAATGTACAGCGACTCGCCGGGCTGCACGGTGTCGAAGCATCCGTTGAGCTTGCGGTCGTAGGCCGTATAGATCGTGCCGGACGTCAGGTTGACGAACTGGCCTTTGAGGTACGCCATGATCAACTGAGGCGGGTACGACTCCATCAGTGATGCGATGTAGTCATCCGGCAAGTTCAGCTCGTTGTCGAACGTGCTGGCCTGCACCAAACCATACATCTCTTTCAGCGACGGCTTATCGCGCAGCTGTTTCACAAACTGCAGGAAGACGAACTTGAAGCCTTCCGGCGTCGTGGTGACGTCCACCCCGTTCTTCAGCCCGGGCAAGTTGTAGCGCATTCGGGCAATAATCTTGCGCCAGGCCTGCTGCGCCTTGACTGCGGTGAGCACGTCCAGCTCATCCACCAGGGCGTGGCCGATCTTGAAGCCGACGATTGTCTGCGGCTTCTCCATAGACCGGCAGATCACAGTGCCGCGGGACTGCCGGCCGCTGTAGATGTGAACCTCGTGGTTCGCCTGGTTGATCTTGGTCTTCAGCCCCCAGTCGTAGGCCACCTCATCCATCGTCGGATAGAAGATGTCCCGGATTTGCGGGTAAGTCGGTGCGAAGTAGCCAGCGTTAACACCGGGCCACTCCATGAAGTGCTTGCTCAGTGCCGAGCATCCAACCCAGGTCTTGCCCGAGCCGAACCCGGCAACGAACGCGCGAAACTTGTGGGGCAGCGTGAGGAACTGAGCCTGCGGAACATTAAGGCTCGGCATTCGGCTTCCTCGCATCCACCACATCGACCTGGATGCGGGTCGGGATCACTGGCTCATCGCCGGCCTCTTCCTTCCTCGCCCGGTTGACGTAGATGTCGCCGCACTCTTTGGCAGCCTGCTCCAGTAGCTGGGCAGTCAGCGCCATGTTCTTCATGCCTTCGGCTTTCTCAGCCATGCGGCTCAGGGCTCGCAGTCGGAAGGCTCGATTGGCGATCGGGATGTCTTCAGTCTCTTCGCGGAACCGCTTGCGGCTCTCACGAAACATCGTTGCCCACTTCTCGCCTAGCGCCTTGCCGGCTGCCTTTGTTGGGTCGTGTGATTCGCATTGCTGACGAGTGACAACAACGTTGAATTCTTTTAAGACGGCCTCAACCACCTGAGAAGGTGTGTCAAAGCACGCGAGAGCGTGAACAATAAAGGCTTTCACCTCACTTCGAAGAGCTGCCATTGGCGATCATCCGTCTTAACCTGTCTAAAATCAGGCCGACTTGAGCAGACAGGTTCCGCAGGCCCTCGCAATGTTCAATTTCCCCACCTCAGCAGGACTGTTTGCAGCATCCACCAACGCTTGAACGTCAGGGCTAGCACCATAGCGGCGGACCACACCAACGAACTCTTCCACATCGTGGCCACGGAGCTGAAGCTTGGGCGCACCGGTCTTGGTGAAGGCCGGTTGCCCCTCTCTGTCGTATGCCTGTGCCAGGTGGTAAAGCTCATGCTCTACCAGGGCACAGAAGTCGGTGTCGCTGCACTGGGCGCAGTAGTCAGCCGCCAGGGTGATGATGAAGTCCGGCACGTCGCCGAACCAATCACGCATCTGTTGCTCCATCCGGGCTTTCTGCCAACCGCCGGCGCGGAACGCTACCTGCTCGGCCTGGCCCAGGACTTTGCGGCCCTGCTTGGTGAAGCTCGACGACGCCCACATGATCCGGATGTCTGCATCCAGTAGGTGAGCATGGTCTTCGTTGTGAACGCTGCCAGTGTCGGCAAGGATCTCGGCTTGGAGCCATTCCCACACCTCGGGAGCCGGGGTAAGGCGGATGTCGAAGTCGATCAGATCGCGCAGCTCAAGCATTGACGCTGGCGGCATTGGCCTGTCCATAATTCACCTTAAAATTAAATAATGGCCATATGCAGAGATTACGAATAAGTAGTTGGAGCACAGGAGCCCTTGGAGGGGAACGTTGAATAGCCTTACGAAACTCCGAATCTTTCTGACCATCGCCGCAATTGCGGGACTTTTGCCGGTAACTTTGATTTTTATTTGGGGTGCCTTCTTTTTCCTCGCAGGAGCGATAGGTTCCCTGCCAGAAGGCTGGACGATGTTGCCCCCAGTACTCGGCGCCATATCGATTTCAGTCTTCTGCCTTTGGACAAATTGGAAGATCTACAAGATCTCAATGTCCTCCGCTCCAAAAATACAGAACAAGAGCATTTTGATCGTTGGAGTTGTAGCGACTGCGATATGGGGTGTGATCTGGGCGTGGATTGGTCAAACGATTCCGAACACAATGTACATTTTTCTGATGCCGGCACTCACGGCGACGGTGATGCTTGCAGTAGCTTTGAAAAGGGAAGGCTTAATCGCAAAACGGGTTCGAACCGAGAAATGATCACTTAAACATCAAGACTGACTCGCTATACGCCTGCCCGTGAAACCATCAAACGTTTAGGCTCTACGGCAGCCCCGATTTCTTGGCAGCGTCCACGGCATCAGCGATGGCCCTGTCGAGCGCGACTACCGCTGCATTGATGAGATGGCCTATTGGGAGCGCATGGCGCAGGCGGGTGACTTTGCTCATCTGCAAAACCTCGCGCCACGATTTGGCGCATTCGAAAACGTGGCGCGAATGACCCGGGTATACTCCGCTGAATTTGATTTTATGAGACTTCACAACCATGGACGGACGCTTGTATCTCTTCGCTTTACTTCTCGCTGGCCCAGCAATGGCCGCGGAGCCCTCCCGCTACAGCTACGACGAAGCCCCAACTGACGGCTACATGTACGCCGTTAGGTATCAGCAAGCCAAACTGGCTTGTGAATCGCTGCCTGATGACCTTGAGGCGGACTATGCGAAAGCCATGCGCCTTACCAAAGAAGCTAGCCCCGAATTTGAACGAACTTACGCAAAAGGCTTAGCGGCAAATCTTCGGTGGCGCAAACCCGAAACACCCGGAGATCAACAGGCGGAGTGTGACCAAAGTCAGCATGCACTGCGCTTGACGGTAAGCCTCGTCCGCCAGTGGTTTCCAGGGGGATGGTAGGCCCTTTGCATTACTTGACTCTGCGCTCGACACCACCAGGTGCCTTGTCACAGTGCAGGCAGTGCTCGCAGTTCAACATCCGGCAGAGCCAGGCTTTCACCGGCTGCCAGTACGTGACCATGAAGATGTGGCGAGCGCCTGCCAGGGCCAGGGCGACATGCAGCGTCAGGCCGGCGGTGGTCGGTCCAAAGAAGATGTTCTGGCTACGCACCATCACGACGAAACCAGTGATAGCGATCGTCGAGTAGATCAGCTTCCCGAGGATGCCATCCCTCACCTTCCCGCTCAGTACACACCAGGTCGCCCAGGCGGCGATCAGGCCGCAGGCGATGGAATTGATCAGTTCAAGATTCATGGTGGATTGCCTCCCCCGAACCGCTGGCGGATAAGCGCCCAGAGGTCAGCGGCTTTGATGGCTCGGTTGATTGCTGCCAGGAGCGAACCGCCGAACGTACCCAGGAGAAAACCAATCCCAGCGACGATCTTTGGCTCTGTGACATTCAGGTAAGCGCTCACCATGCTCGTCAGGTACAGCGAGCAGGCAACCCCGGTGATCAGGAACACCATCCAGGCGCGCCAGTCGGACAAGTCGTCCTTGTGCCACCAGCTCGCAACGACAGCCCCAATCAGGCCCGCAATCAGCAATTCGAACCTGTCGATCTTGTCGAGCAGGCGCTGTAGATACTCCATGCGCTCGACTCCGTGGGGCATGTTTGGGAATTGAATCGGCTCCAGCAGCACTCCCTGCTAAGAGCGAAGAGTGTGATGGAGCCGAAAAAGAAAAAGACCCGCCGGATTGGCGGGCCTTGTAGAAGTTGTCACTTTTTACGGAATTCTGCGAAATTGACGGATGCTGGGCGTGATGGCATTGTGGAATGTTAACCACGATCAGTCTTGCTTAGGTCGACACGCCAATACGTTCCGCCTTGCTAATACGGATGAAAACCATGAGTGACCAGTACGCCCTGGTTCTGGAAGCAACTAAAAAAATAGAGAATTTGCTCAACGCTATCGGATCTGAAGGCCGTGGGCTGACCGAGAAATGTAGATCTGTCGAGCACCTTTTGCCACCAGAGATCGCCTGGTCAATCAAAAAGATCGCAGCGGAGCGAAATAAGCTTGTTCACGAATCCGGATTCAGGCTAAGCAACGCCGATGACTTCTCCCTACAAGCCGGTTCGGTAATCGAATATCTGCAAAGAGCAAGCAAGCCAGATCACGAAGGCAAGCGCCAGGGTCTTACCATCACAATTCTTAATTTTCCAGATCAGTCGGACGCTCTCGCCGAGATGGAATGGTTTTCATCGCAACCAATATTGTTCCCAATCAAGGAACAGCCTGAAGATGATCCCGATGATTAATTAAGCTTGATGCCTTACCTAAAAGACAAAATCCATAAACAAAAAACCCGGCACATTGGCGGGATTTCGTTGGATCGTCTGGGAGTAAGTTGCCGAAGGCAAAACTTTAACAGTGGCGAAATCATGCCATGCGCCGCACGGGAACGCAATAGGCCCTCATGCGGCCTCGCGCATTTCGTAAATTACCGCTGCCACAGGGCTGAGTGCTCGCCGGTCCAGATCCTCGCAGCACTCGAAAATCAGCTGGAGTACACCACCCCAATCTCTGTCCCAGTTGCACGACTTTAGAGCCACACCGTAGATCTGTCGCATCCACTTACGGAACTTCTCTGCGTTGGCCAGCGGGTCTTCGTTCGACGACTGGCCGCCTTGATGCATATGCCGGTACCGGCGCATCACGCCCTTCACGACGAACTCCAGTTTTTCCCGCTTGGCCGCTGTCATCCTTGGCGACTTGCCGGCCACCATCAGAAACACCACCTCCTCTGCCGCCTCTCGGATATCGTCGCACTGCTCGGCGGCGTACATGAAGTCACCGAATACACGGATCTGCGGGTGAAGCCTCTCGATAGCCGACTGAATATGCCCGGCCAGTGCACCGTGTACCGCGTGATTGGCCGTTGGACCTCGTTCAGTCTTCTGCACCACCACACCCAGCTGAACAACGTCAGAGGTCTGGCCGGGGGCCGGGTTGTACTTGCAGTCATGCCACGCCTGGCGCGCTGAGTTGATCTTCATGCTGCCTGCCCCTTCTTCAGTTCTTTGGTCATTGCCCTGTACTTGGCCTTGATGGCCTTGATCTCTTCCACGGTGTACTTGCAAGGAGGGTGTAGCCCTTCCAGCCATGCCACCTTCTCGGCGCCGATGCGCTGCACCAGGCGGATGCGATACTCCACGGCGTTGCCGGAAAGGTTGCGGTTGCACTTCACGCACTGCCGGTGGATGTTCAGCGGTTCGAAGCGCAGTTCCGGGCAGGCGCCCACCGATCGGTAGTGGCCCGCGTCCCAGCGGCTGCCGGTCATCAGGTCATTGTCGTTGGGCGTTGAGTCGCAGCTGATGCACGGCAGGTGCGCATCACGCAGGCGCACGTACTCGTTCACCGCGGCCTGGGCTTCGTGAAGGTGGTCCGCCCTGCTCTTGAGCTTTTCCTTACGGACCTTGATCTCGCGGCGCTCGACCTGGGCTAGCGACTTGCGTGCCTTCGCCTGGTTCACATCCTTGATGGCGAGGCCGCACTTCGGGCTGCATACGGCCTGCCCCATCCGCTGCGGCTGGAAGCTAATGCCGCATGCGGGGTTCTTGCACTTCTTCGGTTTGGATTGCTTGGCGATCATGCAGCCTCCTTGCTGAGTAGATCAGTGAAAACCACACCCTGGCCTGTGAAATAGGCGGCGATGCGGTCGGTGTAATTGATGCCCTGAGCGCGATTGAACAGGCTGGTCACCGGGAAACCGTCGGGGCCGAACAAGTGGCACTCCCCCATCATGGCCAGCTTTGTTTCGTAGGGCAGATGGCGCATGACCCGATACCACTCGGCCTGAAAGCCTGCGTCCTCGTTGAGCAGGATCTGCACGCCGAAGTGCAGCTTGCAGTAACGGCGGGCGTCGGCCGCATCGCCGATCGGTGTCATCTCGGCGATGCGCTTGTACATCCCGAACCACAGGCGGTTCTGGTCGAGGGTGCGTTCCTTCCCCGGGCGCAGTGAGACCACCACAAACTTCTTGTCCCGGTACATGGTGGTCAGGCATGTGATGGCCTCGGTGAGCTTGGCTTGGCAGTTGACGCTGATCTTGTCGGTCATTGCGCCGCCCTCTTCTCTTCCACTTCCTGTGCCTGCTTGATCAGTAACGCCCGGCGATCTGCCAACTCTTTGGCTGCCTGAATGCGCATCTCGTCTTTTTTCTCAGCGCTGGCTGCACGCATCTCCAGCATCGACGACTTCACCATTCCGAGCTTTTCGCGGAGAGCCGGCGCTGGCCGTGTAACGGTGCCAGTGAGCAAACCAGCAATTGCGCGGCCGTCCTCGGTGACTGGCTCGGCACTCAAATCCGCCAGGTACTTCTGGGCGTGCTCGCGCGGGATACGCTTTAACTCCATCGCCTTGGTCACAGCCTGGATACGGCGGTTGGCGTCGAAACCTACGGATACGTGCCAGTTGACCGGCTTCGCATCCTCGCGGGCCTGGCCCACGAACCGCTGGTAGGCGTCGATGAACGCCATGCGCGCACCGATTTTGTCGCCGCCATCCAGAATGGGTTTCGCAGCAGCAAGTGCCAGCTGGATCTCGTCGGTCAGCACCACCGTTTCGAATTCATCGTTGGTGGTCATGGCGATTGCCCAGGCCTCGTCCTTCCCTGGGCGACCGTCGGAGGTCTGAACACGCTGCAGGATGTCAGCCATGGCCAGCTTGCCCTTCACCTCAAAGCGACATGCTTTCAACGCGGCTTTGACGACAGGCACTGGGTAGGCACAGAGGTCTTCCGCCATCATCGCGGCGGTACCGGGGTTCATTTCCTGGCCCATGGCCTCGGCCGTTGCGCAGATGGCAGCGGCCAGCCCGGCAACCTGCTGGTCATTCATTTCAGAGGTATTCATTGCGGTCACCTGCTTGGCGTTTGGCCAGAACCATCTGAGCGGCCTGCTCCGCTGCGGAGTGGTTCGCTTCCGTCCGCTCCATCTGGCGGGCAGTGGTGCCGTTGATGCGCTGCCCGGTCACCCATTGCGTGTGGTAGCTCTCGGCGTTGACCAGAAGCTCGTTGAGGCTGTGGCACTTACGCAGTACGGCGGCGTCGCTGGTTTTCAGGAAGTGGGCGGCGACATGGTGAGCGACATCGGCCCCCAGGCGGTCGACCAACTGACCGAGCTGGCCGCCGACCTTGGCGTTCCACACCGGCCAGGCGCCGTAGCGTTTGCGGTAAGCCATGGCGTAGTTCGCCCAAACCTTGAAGGTTTTGCAGGTCTGGTCTTTGGGTCCAGGCATGTCGGCGGGGATCTCGACCCGTGGAATGTCGGTGCGATCAACAACCAGCACCAAGCCGCGGGACTGAGCCGGCTTGCCGGTGGCGTCCTGCAAGTCCTGACTGGTGTCCTGATTGATACCCTGATGATTGGTATCCTGATTTGTCGGAGATTTATCCGACCCTTGCTCGGATTTTTTTCCGACCTTGCTCGGAGATTTATCCGAGGTAGATCGGATTTTTTTCCGACCTTTGTTTTTTGGTGGGGTCGGATATTTTTCCGACCCATCAAGCTTCTGGTTCCACTCGATGGCCTTCTCGGTAAGGCGAAAAAGCGTGATGTTCGAAGTGCTGGAAAGCTCAATCAAACCGGCCTCTTCCAGGGCCTTCAGCATACGGTAAGCGGTGTCTGGCTTGTCGGTGAGCAGCGGCAGCTCATCAGTGATCTTGGCCTTGCTCAGCGCGAAGAAGATCCCGTCATCAGTCTTGATTGGCTTGGCCCAGCTCGGGCAGCCGTAGACGAAAGCGAACAGCAGGGCCTGCTGAGAATTCAGCCCCCACTCCAGCGCCTTCACCTGGTTAATCGTGACGGTGTACTGCATGTCAGGCCTTCCCGATCAATTTGGCCAACTCAAGGAAGCGATCCACGTACCAGTGAGGCTGCGTCTCGCGGGGGCATTGAGGGCTGGTGAGGTTCTTGCCGTAGGCCATGCCCTTCTCGGTCACGGACCAGAAGTCCACCATTTCCTGCTTGGAGTTTTTGCGCTGGAGGACCTTGAGGAAGCCGTGGGCCTCAAGAGCAAGGTTGAAGGCACGGGCGGTGCTGGCGATGGCGTGATCTTTGATCAGAGCGGTGATTGCCTTGGTAGGCATCGAAGAGCCGCCAGCGGCATCGGGGGCGGCGTCCACCGCATAGCCGGGGAGGAACTTGGCGTCCAGGCCGTTGTTGGCGGCGATCTTGGCCAGCATCACCATCTTGCTAGAGTTGGCGGGCTTCAACAGGCGGTCAAAGCACTCAAGAATGGCCAGCTCTCCGACGATTTTGGAGTTGTTCGGGCCTAGGGCAGAAAAGGTGCCGATCTTGCGGATGCTCGGCAGCACCTGCCCGACCGCCCACTCTTCGAACTTCTCGGCGGCCGGCAGTTTGGACTTCATCACCAGTCGGTACAGGTCCCGCTCCGGGATGATGGTCATGAAACCACCACCCTGTTTCGGGGTAGTGGTCGCAGCCTTGCAATGACGGGACACGGCGTTCTCTGGCTTGGAGTAGCCCAGGGCGTCGGCGACGTCACGCGCGATAAACCACGGATCGCCGAGCTTGTCGGTGATGACCCGGATTGCGGCGCCGTCGAAGTCGAACGGAATCACTGAGGAATTGCGCGCCACGTTTTCAGATTGCGAAAAACGTGGCGCGGGAATGTTGGGGCTATTGATCGATTCGGTGTGTTGGTGCATGATTCGCTCCAGATGTTTACCGCTGTAGAAGAAGCCACCCTCGTCCGGTGGCTTTTTTGTGTTTGAAATTCAGGCAACCTTCACAGAGGCTTTCAGCTGAGCCAGGGCGCTCTCGGCGTGATCTATCTCACGCAGAATCCGGGCGCGCTCGACCTGATCAACTCGCCCATCAGCCATCGCCGCATGCGTCTCGACGGTAACTTCTGCAAACTCCAGCGTTGCGCGCCCCAGTGCGTCATGAATGTCGATAGCCATAGGCTGGTCGGTCTTAACGATCGAATAACCGAACTCGCCAGCCAGCGCCGCCAATGGACGCATGTCCTCGGTATGCAGCAGCAGGGAGTACAGGTGCTTTACGTTGAACCAGGCGCCGTCGTAATTCGCGTTGGCGCGCTGGAGCAGGCTCACCGGCGGCATGCTCATCAACGTTGCGAGATTCTTGGTGTTCGCCTCTTCGACGGAGGTATCACAAGCCCTCAGAAAATCCTGCATACCTAAAACCTCGAAATTCTTTACGTGGCGCCCTGCAGGTGCAGAGGCGATCATTTACTCAATGGAACGGCGGACAGGGATGTCATGCGGCGGATCGGGATCCCTTCTGGGGCATGCACAGCTCACGCGCAGTGATCTTTCCACCGGTCAACTCTTCAGCCTTGAAAGCTTTTTCTGCACGCATCGGGTGAATCCCGGCGACCCAGTACGAAACTGCTGCTTGGGATACGTCGAGCGCTGAAGCGGTTTTGGTTTGCCCGCCGAAGAAGTCGACGAGCCTTTCGATAGGGGTCATATGAGAGCCCTCCTGATAAGCCTGCTTATATCGTAGGTAGAAGCAGGCTTATTTGCAAGCCAATAAGGGAACTTATAAATTCATGTGCATGAGCACACTTGCAGAACGACTAAAAGAAGCGCGGAAACACGCGAAACTGACCCAGGCAAAACTGGCGACGGTTTCCGGTGTTGAGCAGCCCCTGATCTCCCAGCTGGAGACAGGCAAGAACCTTCAAAGCGCACACCTTCCAAAATTCGCCCACATATGCGGCGTGAGTGCTATTTGGCTGTCGGACGATATTGGGCCCATGGTCATTGACTCAAAAAAGGAAGAGTCGAACGTATCGCTGGCTGCCCAGAATCCTCAGAGCTTCCGCTATCCAGTGATCAGCTGGGTTTCCGCCGGATCTTGGGCCGAGGCCGTAGAGCCCTACCCTGTTGGTATATCGGATCGCTACGAGTTTTCCGAATACAACTCGAAAGGCCCGGCGTTCTGGCTGACAGTTAAAGGCGACTCGATGACAGCGCCCGCCGGCCAGAGCATCACTGAAGGTACTCTGATCCTAGTGGACACTGAGGCCGAAGTCGCCCCAGGCAAGCTGGTGGTAGCCAAGCTGCCAGACAGCAACGAAGCGACGTTCAAGAAGCTGGTCAGCGATGGCGGCAGGCTGTTCCTGAAGCCGCTGAATCCGAGCTACCCCATTGAGGCCGTCGACGAGAATTGCAGGATCGTGGGCGTGGTTGTGCAGGCGCTGCAGAAGTTTTACTGATGCCATCCGCCCTTGGAAAACCTTCGACCTCATGGCGAGAGCAGCCCTTCTGGAGCAAGGTTGGGGTCATTGCTTGGCTGGCACTGCTTATGATGATCCCCGGCTACTCCGACGCGGCTGGTCTAAGCTGGAGTTCCTCCGGTCGCAAGCGAGTCTTCAACCCTGGCTTCGTTGGGCTCTGCACCATCGTGGCTGTGGTTGAGCTGATAGCGTTGAACCACTTCTATGGCCGCGGATGAGGTTAAGGCAGGAAGGATTGTGCGGAGACAGGCCGACTGACGTAATGTTGAGCCCATAACTAAAGGCCCATAGAGGCCATGCCAACAATGCGGCTGTAACGTCGCACTTACACATAGGGACATGCTGTGGCGCAGAATATAACTATCAAAAATGAGGCCGACGCTTTTGAAGCCATCCAGATATACCTCAAAGAAGGAGGCTTTAAGGGTGGAGTAGAGCTTTCTGGCTGGCCGAAGCTTGAGGTTCGGCTCGTTGGGGAAAAATTCGACGCTACCATTACACCACCTGTCATGAAGTCCTTCCTAGAACTTCAAAATCTCGTCTATAAATCGTATGCCATAGCGCAGTACAATACGGACGACACCCGCAAACTCTCGAGCGAAGAGCGCGAAGAGCTTGAGATCCTTGTCAAGGTAGAAGAGGGATCGTCGATTTTCGAAATCGATTTCCAGGGTGTTTTGGAGAAATTTGCTCAAAAGGCCGCTGAAACCATGTCACCAGAGCTGATAGCAATCACTGTCATAGGACTTGGAGTTCTGTGGGTGGGCAAGGCCTCGTATGGCGCATACCTCGATTACCGTAAGGAGGTGAGGCTAGGCGAGGCAAAAACAGAAGAGCAGCGAAATATCCTCGAAACGATGCGACAGTCGTCAAAAGAAGAAACTAGGCGAATGGAGCTAATGACGAAGTTATTGGTGCGAGAGCCGAAGCTTGAAGAGGTCTCTCGGCAGGCATATGACTCTAAAACAGAAATGCTTAAGGGGTTTGCCACTGCTGACGCGGCGACAGTATCAGGGATCACGACAACCGGTGAAGAAGCACACGAGCTGGTGGTAAACGCGCGACGCAAAGCTGCCGAACGGCGCCTCGATGGCTTCTACCGAGTATTAAGGGTTGACTCTTCTGACCCGGAAGCGTTTAAGGTTAAGATCCGCAAACATAGGGGACCCCTTGAATTTGAAGCGCTCGTACAGGACATCACGCTCGACGCAGAGAAGAAAGAGATTCTGCAGTATGCCGAATGGGAAAGAACCACGGTTTACCTCAATATCAACGCGAAGGTTTTAGACGATAGCATTAAGAGTGCTGTAGTTATTGGCGTTGAGCGCCGCGACCCGCCCGAACTAGTAAGGGTTCGCGCAGACGATTGAAGGCAGCTGACTCGCAACATAGCCCGGCGCCGCGCCGGGCTTCTTGTTTCTGCCAAGCGCCCTGCTCTGCTATCGTGGCGCCCTTAGATCGCAATGGAAGCTTCGAAGAATGGACTCATGGAAAACACTGGCCATAGCCCTATTGGCATCGGTCAGCACGCAGGCCGTATCAGGTGAAGGCGCCAATCCTATCGCTGCCGCGATATTTCTCACAATTTGCGCGCCGACACTTTTAATTGGGGCTACCACGTCCCTCACGACCGAGCCGCCAAAGGTTTTCAAATCGGCGAAGACCGACGCTCTGGCGTTCATTGGTTCGGATGGTCTGATCCGTGGCGCACAGTTTGAGCAAGCATCCCGGCACTATCGTTCGGCCTACACGTCGCCTCCTATGTCCGACATGCAGCTGGCACAGGCGATAGCAGTCTCTTTCTGATGTCGACCCCCACTACCCGCCGTGCCGGTCTCACCGTCTCCACCGCAGGTACCGGCTCTGCTAGAGTGGCTCCGTACTTTAAACGCAATGGAAGCGCCACGAATGAACTCATGGAAGGCTCTGGCGGCAGTCATTACATTATTGATCAGTGTTGACGCAATGGCGTGGTATGTCGAAAATCCAGTAGAGCGTGCGCTTACCGTCACCACGTTGCTTCCGACAATGGTCCTCGGCGCATCAACGGCATTTACAGTTGATGGCACGGCAATAATGAAAAAAGCGAAGAGCGATGCTCTAGCATTCATTGGTTCAGATGGAGAGATTCGCGGCGCCCAGTTTGAACAGGCAGTACGCTTTTATCACACGACCTACGTGCCGCCACTAATGACTGACCAGCAACTCGCCCTGACAATCGCTAGTTCATTTTGAATCTGGCTTGCGCTGCTTGCTCTGCCCCCCTCCCTCGAAAACTCTAGATCCCTTCCACATCTTGATTCGCAAAATTCCTGAGCTAGAATTAAGTTGTCGAGCTGCAAGTCCCCCTCCGCGCTCGACTTTAGCTCGCATATGCGAGCTTTTTTGTTTACCTCGCGATTTGCTAAAGGATAAAGCTCTGCGCCTGTGACGGAGGATGAGCGAGCCGCTAGAGTGCTTAAGGGCCCGCGTCATTCTCTGTGCCCTCCCCAACTAAAATTGTGGAAGCATCACGCACAAGGTGGCGCCACTCAGTAGCGCTGATGACACCTTCCTGCTCTAACGAATTAGCCATCCCAAGGAGTATGTCGTAAAGCTCTTCGGGATCTATGTAGAGATTTGGCTCCTCGAGCATGCGGCACCAGGTGGCCAATTCAGTCGATTTACTGTCTCTGCTCATAATGACACGCCAAGTGTTTTTTTGAGTTGGGTCAGCCGGGTTCAGTCGTCTTGTTGACTGCAGCTTCAATAGTAGCCGTTCGCCACGAATGGTAAAGTGCGGGCTCAATTACGGGAGGGATCCAATGAAAGGATTTGGGACGTTCGCGCTGATCGTGGGCGTGTGCTGGCTGATTTTCGCACTGAGCATGGATGTGTCCGTCGCAACCGGCGCTGGCGGCCGGGTGAATAACCTGGGGTTGATGGCTGACCGCCAGATCCAGACCATTGTTGGCGGAGTGATTGCGCTCGCCGGCCTGCTCATGGTTTTGTTGGGCGGTAAGGGCTCCCCTGCTGCCGCCCAGGCAGAGAAAGACACACGCCCGTGCCCTTTGTGTGCCGAAAGCATCAAGACCGCTGCGGTCAAGTGTAAGCACTGCGGTGCAGACGTTGAACCGGTAGCCGCCACAAGGCTGAAAAACGGATGGGTCGCCTCGACTGCCTGCCGTGACGAGGAAGAACAACAGCGCACCATTGAAGCCATTACCAGTACCGCACTTCCGGTTGTTTCAATGATCGGCCTAGCCGTGGGTGCCGGCCCATTTGAAACGAAGGAAGAAGCCAAGCAAGCCCTGGTCACGATGCGCGACGGCCCCAGGCTTTTCAGCGAGATCCTCTACAGAGACTCGGTGAGCGGCAAGTACCCACCGATTACGGACTGATTTATCAAGCTCAGCGTAGCCCGTCATGTGCGGGCTTTTTCATGCCTAAGAGAAAGCGACTCACAAAATATATGCACTAATGCATGACTTTGCTTGCCAATGCCGAGGAACACAAATACTGTATATAGAACCAGTAAAAGTAAGGAGCGCCACATGCCCACCCCAGCATTTACCACTTCGAAACCGTCCTCGTCATACGAAGCGGCAGGCCGCCGCCTCCAAGCACTGATCGCCGCTCCAGTTGTTCAAAAGGTACAGGCGGTCACAGTGGTGAGGCTGGATCACGAATCACCAGAAGACTGGCAGCGCCTCCTGGACGAGATCGGCGAGACCTCTGGCGTCCGGGTCGAGATCCTGGAGGGCGGCACCGCCAGGATCGGCTGGCGAGAGTACTGCGACGCATAAATGAGCCCGCTATTGAGCGGGCTTTTTATCGGCCGAAGGAAAATATATAAGCAGGCTTATTGACGAATAAAATAAGCGCGCTTATATTCACTCCATCGAGTCACCCAACAGGGACTCGCCAGGGCCTCACAGTCCGCCGCTCTTTAGCCATACCCCTTGCCGGATCACCACCGGCCCAGATTCAAAGGCAGCGATGAACCGGCCTAAACGGTTCAGAGGGTTGGCAACTGACCCGGGCGTGCAGCGTAAAGCGCCAAGAACAGTTATCCAGCGGGAGAACAAGCCGAAAGGCCCGCGGCTGGAAGAACATTTGATTCAAGCCGGTGACCGACGCCAGTAGCGGGTCCCGGCGGAAGCTTTCACTGATGCCCATCCAGAGCGGTGGGCATTGGGAAAACAACCCGGAGCATGACCATGAACAAAGTCATTCATATCACCGGTCGCGGCGAACTGCAGGTGTTTGCTGACGAGAGCCTGCCCACCTGCATCGCCGAGGCAAACCGGCTCAATACCGAGCATCGCTACACCAGCGGCGTGCGTGTCGTTGAGTGCGAAGACGGCCATCGAATGGCGGCGGCGGATTGCAAGTCCTGCTCAGATATTCCCGTCTAGGGAGTAGATAAAAGGGGCAGTGATCGTAATTGGGCCGTCTTTCATTAAATCGGCTGGTGGTTTTGGCAGTGGCTGGGCGCGACGGATTAATTCTAAAGTGGCCGCGTCCAAGTCCACATTGCCTGAACTTTGTACCAGCTCATAAGAAACGACATTTCCGTCGCCATCTATCGTAAAGCGCAGTTGGTTTGTCCCTTCAATCCCGGCCAATTGCGAGGCGATCGGGTAATTCTTGAATTTATTCAAATGCGCCACGAGCCCGGCGCTCAGTGTCTTTTCTTGTTCGGCAGTGGAGGAGCAACCAGAGATTACGCCGAGAAAAACAAAGGCAAAAATAGTGGTTAGAAAAAATCTGAACATTCAAAAGTCTCGCTATTTGGCGGTGCGATTCTCGCACATGGCTGTTTTTAGCCTATCAGCTCACTCAACTGTCCAGCAATAAAAGCGCCGCTTCAACGAAGTTGGATGACCTGTCCTCCCTTCCCCGCCTCTATTACGTCAGCACTCCTCCCCCGCGCCCATCGGCAACCAGCGGGAGGCATGAGTGTTGACGAATACAGGTGAACAACCCGCCACCTTGGAGGTGACCATGCACCACAGCATCCAATCACGCCGCGACATCGTCGATGGCTTGCGTCAGCGCTCCCGTATCGCCACTGCCGACTTCTACCGGCTGATTGGACGGCCTGAGCCGGTGGTTGCCTTCCGCATGATGGTCAAGCCAGCAGGCCGCGACTTCTTCCATGTGGTGGATAGCCAGACCAACAAGGTCATGGGGTTTCGTCGCCACCACAACGAAGCCTGCGCCCTCGCATGCAGCCTGGAGACTAGCCATGCCAACCAGCTACGCGGATAGCGCCCAGGCCAGGGAATCCGACAGGCGCTGGGACCTGCCCAACTTTGGCAAGAAGCAGCACGTCGACCTGTTCCACGAGTACACAGCTGACGACCTCGCTGAGCGCGAGGCTCGCCGAATCAAAGAGCGCGCCAGCCTCAAGCTGCGCATAGGCCTGGCCATAGCTCAGATGGAATTGATCTGTCCGCCCATCGAGGTGAAGCATGGATCGTAATCAGAGAAACCACCAGACAGCCGTTAGCTGGATCGAAGGCGAGATCGAAAACATGATTCTCGACTTGGGCAAGCCAAACGCCAGCGCGGCGGCCACATCGTGCGTAACCCTTGCTTTCATGCTGCGGGTTATAGACGACAACGAACATCGGTACTTCCGCGCTCGCATCGACAAGATCTACGCCAACTACAACGCCTCTATCGTTTCCGCCGCTTAACGGCGCCACCCCCACCCAACCACAATACTTTCAATGCTGCGCCAGGCGCGGCGAGGGATCGTCATGTCCACAAATCCTAAAAAAGCCCCCGCACAAGAATCGCTCGAAATGAGCGAAGCCGGAGATGCGCAAAAGGCTGTATCCCCTGCAGCAGCGATGACTGACATCGCTGAATATCGGCCGCACGAAGAACAAATCGTTCGCCTGGAAACAACCTACGCGAAGCTGGTAGTTGACTGCTCGACGAGCGAAGGATTGGCGAGCGCGAAGGAAGTTCGCGTCGACATCCGCGATGTGCGCTACGCCCTGGATAAGACCACCAAAACCGCGTTGGTGCCTTATCAGCAAAAGGTCAAAGAAGCTCAGGCTCGCGTCAATCAAGTCAAGGAGTTCGGTGAAACGCTCAAGAGTCGTGTGCTGGCGATTGAAGAGCCTGTCGATGAAGCGATCAAGGCCGAAGAAAAGCGCATTGCTGATGCCAAGGCAGAGCGCGAGCGTATTGAGGCGGAGCGTGTCGAAGCTATCCGGGCCAATATTACCCGCTTCAGCTCTGTCGCCGCCGCATACGCAAGCCGCAGCGCTGCCGACGTCGCCGGAATTCTGAAAAGCGTTAAGGAGTCGGTGATCCTGCCCGAAGAATATGGCGAATTTGAAGCCGAAGGCACCATCGCTCGCGACAACGCCATTGAGCAATTGGAAGCGCTACACAAGGCTGCCTTTGATCGAGAGGAAGCTGCTGCCAAGCTGCTGGCCCAGCAGAAAGAACTGGACGAGCTGCGCGAGAAGCAACGACTCGCCGACGCAGAGGCTGAAGAACTGCGCAAGCAGCGCGCCGAGGAAGACCGTCTGCGCTTGAAGAAGCAGCAGGACGAGTTGGACCAGCAGCGCCGCGACATGGAAGAACAACAACGCCAGCACCGTGAACGGCAGGAAGAGCAACAGCGCCAGCAGCGTGAACGTGACGCGCAGTATCAGCGTGACCAGGAAGAGCTGGCTCGTCTGCGTGCCCAGGCTGCTGCGCCCGCCCCAGCAGTGACTGTTGTCGCGGCTCCAGTGATTGCTGACCCAGCACAAACGATTGCAGCGGCAGTTGATCCGGCCCCAGCGTCGGACGCATTCGCTGACTCGAACATTCCAAGTGCCAGCGAAGTGGTCGAGGTCGTAGCCATGGCCTTCTGCGTCACCAATGACGAGGCCTCTGCCTGGCTGCGCGCCATGTCGTTCTAAAGAACCCTGAAATCACCCCGGAGGCTGACCAAAGTCGTCGGCTATGGAGTTAGCAATGAGCGCCCAAACCCAGATTTCTACCTTACCAATGGACACCAGCCCGACTGGGCTGATCCTCAATCGCGACAGCATGCAGTCGATGACTGAGCTCGCGGGCATCATGGCAGGGGGCAAAACCACCCTGCCGAAGCACTTTCACGGCAACACCGCTGACTGCATGGCAGTGATCATGCAGTCCATGCAGTGGGGAATGAACCCATTCCAAGTGGCGCAGAAGACCTTCATCGTCAACGGAGGCCAGCTGAGCTACGAAGCCCAGCTGGTCAACGCGGTCATCACCACTCGAGCCCCGACCATTGATCGAATCCACTACGAGTGGTTTGGCGACTGGGACAAAATCATTGGCAATTTCCGCGAGATCGAGAGCAAAAAACAAACGGATGACCACGGGCAGCCGAAAAAGTATCGCGTCCCAAACTGGAACATAAATGACGAGAAAGGATTGGGCGTCCGCGTTTGGGCTACGTTCGTGGGCGAGGATACCCCGCGCGAACTGACCACCTTGATGACCCAGGCGCGAACCCGGAACTCGACGCTGTGGGCAGACGATCCGAAGCAGCAGATCGCCTACCTGGCCCTCAAAAAATGGGCTCGCCTGTATTGCCCTGACGTGATCCTGGGCGTGTACACACGCGAAGAGCTGGACGACGGCTATACGCTTCCGGAAACAGACGTTACCCCGAGATCTACCAGCGAAAAGCCTGCTGATGTAGGTGCCGCCTCAGTACCCCAGGGCGACACAACAGATGCGACCTCGGACCTTTTCGAACAGCTGAAAAAAATCGCTCAAGAGCAGGGCATTGAAGGCTATGAAAAAGCATGGAAAGCCCTGAAACCACAGCAGCGCGGCGCCATTGGCGTGACTCGTCATGGCGAACTTAAGGCCATTGCACAGACCATAGACGCCGAGTTCACAACTGTCAGCGATAGCGCCGACGCTGCTGCCGACGTCGATAGTCAGGACGATGCTCAATGAACGCCTCTGTAGACCTTCAACGCACCGAGCAGTGGCACCAGGATCGCAGCGGGCGACTCACCGCCAGCCGATTCAAGGATGTTATTGCATGGGGGGACCGTGACAAACACGGCAAACGCAAGCCGCTTGCGGCCCGTACCACCTACATGCGCGAGCTGGCTTTTGAGCGCCTGGCCAACCGATCGAAACATTCGGTCAGCAGCAAGTCGATGGCCTGGGGAACCGAGGTTGAGCAGTCGAGCCACGACTTCTACGAAATCCTGACTGGTAACAGCGTCATCAAGTCGGGCTTCGTAGTTCATCCAAAATACGACTGGCTGGGCTGTTCGCCGGACGGATTGATTGGCGAGGACGGAGGTATTGAGTCGAAATGCCCATTCAATGAGGCCGTCCACGTCCGCACCTGGCTCGAAGGCATGCCCGAGGAACATAAGCCGCAGGTTCAGGGCTGCATGTTCGTCACGGGCCGGGAGTGGTGGGATTTCCTGTCATTCGATCCACGTCAGGATGAAGACTGCCGGCTGTATATCGAGACCATTGAGCGCGATGAGGAGTACATCGCGATGCTTCATCAAGAGCTGGTCCAGTTCAATCTGGAGCTTGGCAGGATGGTTGATGAAGTCGCGGACAAAGCCCGGGCGCAAGCCCATCGCCTAGGAGCCTGATCATGATCAGCAACCTGAAATCAGACATCGAGTTTCGGCGCGAGAAAGCGCTGGAGCTTTCCAGTCAGGTCCTTCGGCACCTGGCCGCCGGCGGCAAGCTCACCATCGGCGATAGTCCGGCGATCAATCCGCCACCGCCGAAGCGCTCCACAAAGATCGACCCCGAAACCATCCTCAAGCGCCGCAAGCCGCCAATCACAGCGGCAGAACGTAAGGCGCTGCGCAAACTCGCGGAGGCATTATGAGCAAGCGCAAACCATGCAATCGGCGCGTTCAGATCGAACGCAGCATGCGGGCCCTTATCAACACCAACCATGCTGCCGTCATCAACATCGATCCAAGCGGCCTGCAGGTGATGATCAACTGGAAGAACGGAAAGCAGATTCTTTCGAGAACGGTTTCCGACGCGCTCTGCGATGTTGCGCACCGCTGGACGATATACATCGCCAGCATCTGTGTTCGCCAAGATGGAGCCCAGTACATGAAATCGATCGACATCAGACCAGACGGCGTACACCTGGTGGAAAGGCTTTCGGACATCCTTGAGCACTTCTATGAAGAGGTGAAGGCGAACTGCAACCCGAATCACCGAGTAGGTATGGGCTGGCTGGCAGTGCCTGGCGAAAAGACGGTAACTGAGGCGCAACTATCATCCTTGCTGACCTCGGTCGGCGCCTGGCAACAGGTGAAGGTCGACTCATGCGCAGCATAGCCCGACCCCAGCAACGCAAACGACAAACCTGGCTCGCACTGCCGGCCAGCGGAATAGAAGAGGTAGCACATGGCTGTGACCCAGGAAGAACGAACGGCCAAGCTTGCCGAGAAGCGGCAGGAGCTGGGCGAGCAGGAATTGCGGCACACGGTCCCGTACGGCACCCGGCAGATGCTCGACGCGCTGATGCTCTGGCATGAGATCGAGGAAGTCAGCGAGGCGGTTCAACTGCTGGTGCTGAATGGCCGGGCGGCTGACCTGCCTTCGGCGCCGCCGAAGTTCAAAGGGCCGTCCGACATCATCCGTCACTACTTCCGACAAGCCATGCGTGACCGGTTGTCGGCAACCACCACCGAACTTGGCGAGACGAGGGATCGGGCGACGATCTGGCGCTTGATCGCATACGCCCATTCATTGGGCGCCGAGAAGTCAGCGCCACTCTTCGAAATTAAGCGCCACGTTTATAATCTATCCGAAAACGTGGCGCGCAAATTACGGCAAGCAGGCTTTGCCGAATCGCTCCAAATGAATGCCGCTGACGACGGAGACGAATAACCCGCCCTTTTGACCTGAGCCGTGCAAGCCTCAATCACCTTGCGCAATTCTGGCAATACTTCCTCATTTGCTCTGCCCACACCCCGCACCTTTTTATCCGGCTCCATGCCGGTCACCCGTAATACTCCCCCAAAACAAATTGCCACCACCGAAAGTCCACGTCGGTAATTAATCGAGGAACCTTGATGCAGCAACATCTGAGGCAAGCAGGCTGTATTGGTGAAGGCTTAGGAACTTGCCCTCCTTCAGCTCAACGTCACGAAGAGTTCCTTCGAGGTAAAATCCGAACTTTGTCAGAAGCGCACAGCTGGGCTTGTTCTCAGGCTCCACGTCTGCGTGGATCCGATGTAGCCCCATTTCCCGCAAGCCGTACCGAATAACTGCTGGTAGAGCTTCAGTTAAGAGACCTTTGCGCCAGTGCTCGGGCATCAGCCAGTAACCGATTTCAGCCTTGCGGTGCCTATGGCACCAATCATTCAGCCCGCATGCTCCGATGATTGAATCATCTGAGTTGAGGGATATAGCCCACCATCTCCCTGTCTCTTGGCTGACTATCTGCTCAAACCATCTCATTTGCTCATCAGTAGCAGCCAAGCTTGTATAGGAAACACCGTACTGAGCAACCACTCGCGGATCCGACAGCCCCGCGTAAACGGAACCAACATCCTCAGGACGAACTTTTCTAAGCTTAATTCTCTTGAGAGAAAACTCTGGAAATTCTTCAGGCAATTTTTGGGCTCACTTTTCCTGACCGCGATACACGCCTTTCAAGCGTAATACCCCATATCAATCCAGGAGGCAGATATTTTAAGGCTTTAGCTCGAGCGGACTATGAGAACCGCCGCTATCGCAATCACAGCGACGACTCCAAATATCAAACGTGCCAGCCAAGGAGCTGTGAGCCAGACGCCGGTGACTCCAGCAATCTGCCCAATGTTTTTCTCGCTGAAATAACGGCCGGACTGTGGCTCGCGGAAAGGATTGCCGCAGTGGGGGCATGAGTAGGCTTTGTCGGAGACTTTCGCGGAGCATTCAGAGCAGTCAATTAGGCTCATAACTTATCGTCCGTTTACGTTAATGGCTTAAAGCTGGAATAAAGACCGGAATTTCTTCCGTTGGTTCTGCAAGCCGCCTTCACCCATTGCGGTGGACACTCGGTACCGGCGCGGCAAGCAATTCGCTCCATCGAGCTAGGACGGCGATGAGCTTGAGCCCTGACGCGGCTGAGCGTCTAGCAGCTCATGAGGAAGGTTCAGCAGGCGGACAAACTCATCATCTATCAGGAGTATCACTTCCACATCGGTTTTCGTGCTCACCTCGTCACCGTCTGTTTTTCGCTGAGTACAAATCATCAGCCCAATTTACGAATCACGCCAGCCAGCGCGACCTACCAGACCACAGTACGGCCTTTCTGTAAGCGATCCTGAATGCGCTAAGGTGCGCTCAGGGTTACGCGCCAAGCATCTCAACAGACTGGTCGATGAAATCACCAAGCAGCCAAGGCTTTGGGAGAAATCTTGCATTTGGCGGAAGCTCGTCTTCACGAACACGTTGATGGCCAGATGTTACGAGGACCGGAATCTCTGGCCATTGCTCAGAAATCAGCCACGCCAATTCAAATCCGTTGATTGTCCCTGGCATCTTTATATCGGTAATCACTAGCCCAACATTGGAGGTGGATTCCAAAATTAGCCGAGCCTTATCCGCGTTTGGAGCACCAATGGTCTGAAGCCCCTCCAGATCCAGAACCTCCTGGGCCAGCTCCAGAAGCACGGGCTCATCCTCTACAACAAGAACAACTCTCTCCATGATCGCTTCCTGATTTTTTATATGGGATACCCATATGAATCGGCGGCGAGCAGCGGGTTCCCCCTTTTTCACCAAGTAATCACGCTGCGCCTGTCGGTCATTACAAGCGGCTCGCAGCCAGTTCTGAAGCGGCGCTGGCTTGGAGAAGAGGTTGAGCGCGAAGACACCGCACAGGAGTTCAAGGCTGAGCTGCAACCAACATTGGCGACGCTGCTGTGTTGTCGCTGGACGCATTCGATCCGAAGTAACACAAACCCTTCGCAAACCCCCAAGGCGCCCACGGCGCCTTTCCTCTTTTTAAAAACAGCCCGACGAGGATGTCACATGTCCGCACAACAGAAGAAACACCCCTTCGATTTCAAAACCCAATACGGCCTCGGCTTCAACCCTCAGGACGATGAGATCGTTGTCGACTTCTTCTGTGGTGGTGGGGGCGCCGGTACCGGTCTGGAAATGGGCCTGGGCCGCACGGTGAACGTGGCAAAGAACCACAGCCCCCAGGCAATCAGCATGCACACCGTAAACCATCCGGGCGCCAAGCACTTCACCACAGACGTGTTCGAGGGTGATCCGGACACCGAGTGCGACGGCAAGTCCGTGGGCTGGTTCCACATGTCGCCGGATTGCACGCACCACAGCCAGGCGGCCGGCGGCCAACCGCGCAAGCGCGAGATCCGCAACCTGTCGTGGATCGGTCTCAAGTGGGCAGGCATGAAGCGGCCCCGGGTGATCAGCCTGGAGAACGTGAAACAGATCCTGCAGTGGGGCCGGCTGATAGCCAAGCGCGATAAGGCCACCGGCCGCGTGGTGAAACTCGGCGGCGAAGTTGCAGCACCTGGTGAGGTCGTGCCGGTGGGCCAGCAGTTCCTGATCCCTGACCCGAAGCAGCGCGGCAAGACCTGGCGCCGCTTCGTGGCCCTGCTGGAAGGCATGGGCTACGTCGTTGAATGGAAGGTGATCCGCGCGTGCGACTTCGGCGCGCCAACCAGCCGGGAGCGCCTGTTCATGATCGCCCGATGCGATGGGCAGCCGATCGTGTGGCCTGAGCCAACCCACGCCAAGAACCCCGCCAAGGGCCAGCAAAAGTGGAAAACCGCTGCTGACTGCATCGACTTCACCGACCTGGGCAAAAGCATATTCGGCCGCAAGAAGGACCTGGCCCCGGCCACCCTGCGCCGAGTTGCCAAGGGCATGAAGAAGTTCGTCATCGACAGCGCTGCTCCGTTCATTGTGCCAATTGCCAATTGGTCCGGCGAGGCAGTGCAGTCAGCCAACGAACCACTGCGCACCGTCACCTCCTACCCGAAGGGCGGCGCCTTCTCGGTGGTCAGCCCGATCATCGCCCCGGCAACCCACCAAGGCAGCGACCGAATCAATGACCCACTTGAACCGCTGCCGACAGTGACCTGCGCGAACCGCGGCGAGCTGACTCTGATCAGTCCACTGATGGTTGGGGCCGGCGGCCCGGAGTACTCCGGCAAGCCAGTGGGCGTGGAACAGCCGGTGGGCACGCTGATGACGCAGAACCACCGCGCGCTGGCTTCCGCCTGCATCGTCCAGGCTGGGCACGGCGAGGGCTCTGGCGCAAACAAGCGCCGCTCCCACGGGGTTAACGACATCTGCGGCCCGATCGGCACCGTAACTGCCAGCGGCGGCGGTCAGTCCGTCAGCACGGCGGTGATGATCCAGGCCAACGGCGGATTCAACACCACCCACGCGAAGGATATCCGCGACCCTATGACAACTGTGACCAATACCGGAAGCCAGCCGCAGTTGGCAGTCGCGAACCTGGTGCACCTGCGCGGTAATTGCGATGCACGAGACGTTAACGATCCGCTGCACACCGTCAGCGCCGGCGGCCAGCACCACGGACTGGTCAGCGCATTCATGGAGCGGGCATTCGGCGGCAGTGTTGGCCAGGGCCTGCAAGAACCGGCGCCGACCATCACGGCCGGTGGCGGCGGCAAGAGTTCGCTGGTGTCGCTCACCCTGTCACCGGAACACGAAGCCGGTGCCCTGCGCGTAGCCGCGTTCCTGATCAGCTACTACGGCACCGAGAACATCAGCGCATGCAACTCGCCGGCGCCGACAATCACCACCAAGGACCGCCTGGCGATGGTCACCGTAATGGTGAAGGGTACGCCTTATGTGATCGTCGACATCTGCTTGCGGATGCTGAAACCGGCCGAGCTGTACAAGGCCCAGGGCTTCCCGGCCGACTACATCATCAGCCATGGCGCCGACGGCAAACCGTTCACCAAGACCCAGCAGGTGCACATGTGCGGCAATAGCGTCAGCCCGCCTCCGATGGCGGCGCTGGCACGCGCCAACGACCCGTGGCGCACTGAGCAACGCCAAGCATGCGCCGCGTAACTCCTCCACTCCACGGCCCGGGCATGGCCCGGCAAGGACTCCCCATGCTTAACAAAGAAGTGCTATCTAGTTTTCTCAGAAGATCGTCCAATCTCTTCTCGAGTAGGCATGGTCCAGTCGGAGGGCCGCCTGTCGTGGACAGACTCCTTTTTCGGATAGCCATCGATTCCAAAGCCGATCAGATAAATTCCAAACGCAACACCGGCCAAAACTGCCCTCCACGTAGGCGAGGCGTCTTTGGAGAGTCCTCCAGGCCCGATCGCAACCCAGCCACCACGAAGATAAGCGAACACAGCTTGACCAAACCAGGTTTGCAGCATCAGCACGGTCCAGAAATTTCCCCAATCCCCCACGAATCTTAAAGTCGCGCTCACCAACGAGGCGGCAATCATCAACAGTAGTATCAAGTACCGGTAGCGCTTCAATAATCCCGGAGCGCCATTTTCGATTTCCATTCAGTTAATTCCCTTACCTATCAGGAGGAGCCAGCAGCATGACGGTTGTGAATGCCCATGATCTGGTAACCAGGGAGGTCGTTGTTCGCACAGAAAAGCAGACGCTTCAGCCGCTCCTGCGGAAAGACGCTGCTCGCTGAACATGGGACGGTGACAATGAATGGATCAGATTCGGCCAGCGCTGTACTCGCCGACACGCCTCGACTAGCAAGAAACGGCGATTTCAGTCGAACGCTGATTTGCCATATCTGTCAAGACAAAGCCATCACTAGCGCCCGCCTCGAGAATATCTAGAACGTATCCTCGAAACTCCCAAAGTAGCTGGAAATCGCTCAATCCTCGCTCCGCTGCTTGGAAGGAATCGAACAGCTCCGCAAAAAGGGAATTACGGCATAAGCGTCTATTGCCGTTAAGGTCTGCAGGTTCACTAAAAAACGTTTCGCCTTTTGCATTGATGAGTCGAAGAATCCATTTCATACACACCTCTTTAATTCGTATCGGCAGGTTAGACATATATCTATCTCAGTTAATGGCTATTCGCCACCAGGCGCCACTTAGTATCCGACAAGAGGCACTGATGCTTCATAGTGGCCGCCGGATATTCATGGCAGATGCCGAAAACATGGAGGAGTACATACGTACTCCACACGTAAAACCTCTAAATCCCCTCCGCCTCCAAAGTCAGCCGCTATAGCGGCAAGGACGAAGTCATGCCTGAAATGAAGGAACGCCCCATCCTGTTCTCGGCGCCGATGGTGCGCGCCATCCTGGAAGGCCGGAAGACTGTCACGCGGCGCGAGGTGAAAAAACGTCCGGCGCTGGATTGCCTGGCCGCCGGGTTTGAACCCGCGTTTCTGACACTGCCTGGCAATGCTGACCTTTGTCCCTACGGCAAGCCAGGCGACCGGCTGTGGGTGCGCGAGACAACCGAAATCGATGAGCAAACGAGCGATGGTGTCGTGCTTTCTAAGTACAGCGCCGACGGGGAGCCGGTCCACTACTCCAGTGGTGATGACCCGGAGTACAACGGAACCGTTGCCCACTGGGATTATCCGCGTCGGTCTCGCCCCAGCATCCACATGAAACGCTGGGCTTGCCGCATCCTGCTGGAGATCACCGACGTGCGCGCCGAGCGGCTGCAGGACATCAGCGAAGATCAGGCCAAGGCCGAGGGCGTGCGCCTGATGCGCGACTGCAGCGATACGTGGGTAAGTCGAGAAGGCCCTGGAAGCCTCGTTACGCCATGGCCGACCGCCAAAGAAGCATTCAGTGACTTATGGAACACCATCAACGGGCCGCAAGCGTGGGCCGCCAACCGTTGGTCTGGGTGGTCGAGTTCAAGTCGGTGGAGCGCAAATGAGGAAGATCAGCGCTTTGCTCGTTGGGAGAGCCCGACGGCCATCAAGGCGATGCCGGGTATCCAAAAGCCAGCGTTAGAAGTCCCCAAGCCGACTGCAAGCAGTGACACACCGACAGCAAACATATGCGCTCCTCCCTGAAAAATGATCCATACCCGCTCATTTAAGCATAAACCGGCCTTTAAACGGCCAAGGACGAAGTCATGCCTGAACAAAAGAGAAGTCCCGACGAGACCTGGTCAGCCAATGAAGAGCTGTTCAATTGCGACAGCCTTGGTGAGCTGCTGGACGAGAAAGACGACCTTGAAGTCGGAGCAACCGTTTGGAAGGGAGAGAAATTCCCGATAAACACCACCGGTTATGTCGATGCGGGCGACGTCATTGAGATGCTCGGCGAGCGCGCCTATGACGATGTGGGCGAATTCGCGGAGGACTGGCCGGATGTTCCTGACGAGGCCCGCCAGGAGCTCGACGCACTTCTGTCCGAATGGATCAGCAAGCACTGCATCGCAACATTCTATCGGGTGCGCAACGTCGTCGAGTACAAGCTCACCGCAGAGGATTTTGCAGGTCGGGTGACGCCATGATCGCCACCCTCTGGTTCGCCTACGTCTTCATCTACAAAGGGCCGAGGCCATGAGCAATCGAATCGTTTGCCAGTTCAGCTGCGGTGCTGCTTCGGCGGTGGCTACCAAGCTGGCTCTGGCCGAATATGGCGCAACCCACGACGTGCAGATAATCAACGCCTTCCTTGCCAATGAGCACGAAGACAACCGCCGGTTCGCTCAAGACTGTGAAGCCTGGTTCGGGCGACCTGTAACCGTGCTTCGAGATGAAAAGTACGGCGCCGACATCCTCCAGGTATTTCACCGGGAGCGTTTCATGAAGGGGCGAAACGGTGCGCCCTGCACAAAGTTGTTGAAGCGGCGCCTGCTAGATGTCTGGAAACAGCCAGGAGACGTGATGGTGTTCGGTTACACAGCCGAAGAGGTTGACCGCCTTGAGGACTTTCGCGAGCGCAATCCAGACCGACCGGTGATTGCGCCGTTGATTGATGCCGGTCTGGGAAAGGAGGATTGCAAGGCAATGGTTCTGCGGGCAGGGATAGAGCTGCCGCTGATGTACCGCCTGGGCTACGACAATGCGAACTGCGTCGGCTGCGTTAAGGGTGGTGAAGGCTATTTCCGCGCGATACGGCAAGACTTCCCGGAGCAGTTCGAAGCGCTATGTCGGGTGCAGGACGACCTCGGCGAGGGTTCATATCTGTTTCGCAACCGCGCCACCAACGTGCGGTTTTCCCTACGCGAGCTGGGCGAAGGCCCGGTGCGTCGTAACGAGAAAATCCCGTCTTGTTCGTTCTTCTGCGAGATGGCCGAAGCCGACCTCGCCGCTACACCCTAACTCTAATCCCCCTACATGCCTGCCGGTGAGCGGAGTCACGGCAACTGACTATCGATCCATCGTTCGGCCGCCGCCATCGCGTCATCAAGCGCTGCTGGATAGTCTGGCCAAGGGCCTTCCAACTTCGCTGCAACCTCACCCAAGCCATTGATGGCTGCTGGTTCAATGATATGTGCGGCGACAGGGCTCTCATCGTTCGGGCGGCGCCAGTCGAACTTGAGAAACATCACGTGGCCCCGGTAAGCATGCGCTATCGGAGCATCGAAGTTGTGTGACACGTCCATGCCTCATCACGAACTTAATTGAACCTTCTTGTACACGGCTTTCGGCCTATTTGACATCTAGGCAGAAAGCTATCACTCCAATCCCCTATATGCCGCCCAGCGCGGCAAGGACACCCAATGTTCGCAATAAAACTCACCCTGATCCTGTTGGGCGCTTTGCTGTACCTGGTAGGCAGCGGTTGCTGGTTCTTTTGGATCGCCCCGCGCTTTCTGGTCGACGGCGAAACAACCGACATCCTCTACGCCTTCGGCGGCACCTGCGGCTGGCTGCTGATCACCTTCGGTTTCATCATTCACATCATCAAGACAGCGCGACCCACTACGGGCGCACGGAGCGATCCATGAGCGGAGTTCAATTCCTATCGCATGAAGAGGTTTGCGAGCTGACCGGCGCTCGGACAAAGGCTGGCCAGATCCTGAACCTCAAAAGAAACGGCATCCGGCACACCATCAAAATGAACGGTTGGCCGAGCGTGACAGCCATGGCAGTTACTGCCGTCGGCATATCCGAGCCAGAGAAACTCGTATGGAAACCACGCAAGGCAAGCTGAAATGGGAAGAAGACCAAGTAAGCCGGGCTCCATCGCCCGGCTAAGAGAGCGCAAGAAAGCCAGCGGCCGGGTTTTTTACTATTACGACACCGGCGGAAAGGACCGCAAGGAAATACCCCTGGGCAGTGACTACGGCTTGGCCATCATGGCGTACGCAAAACTGGAGCGTGATCGCACTTCAACCGAACTGGTCACCAGGGTGATCACCTTTCGGTACGTGGCAGAAAAGTACTTGGTTGAAGTTGTGCCCACCAAGGGCGCAGCGACTCAGCTCGACAACCAGCGCGAACTGAAAAACTTAATGGCGTTCTTCGATGATCCGCCCGCACCACTTGAGACGATCGAGCCCCTTCATGTTCGCCAGTATCTGACCTGGCGAAAGTCAGCGCCAGTAAGAGCCAATCGAGAAAAAGCCCTGCTCAGCGCGATATGGAACTACGCCAGGGACAAGGGCTATACATCACTTGCGAACCCTTGCGCCGGAATCAAAGGCAACAAGGAGACTGGGCGGGATACCTACGTTGAGGACGAATTGTTCAAGCGAGTTCACGACAAGGCTGACGCGGGGTTGCGTGATGCAATGGACCTCGCCTACTTGACTGGTCAACGAGTCACGGACACACGGTTGATGGACGAAAGAGACGTAAGGGATGGGCAGATCTGGATACTTCAGGGGAAAACAAAGGCAAAACGTCGAATCGAGGTCACCGGCGAACTGAAAGTTTTGATTGATCGAATAATGTCCCGAAAGTCAGGGCATAAAGTCCGCTCGACGCGGCTGATCGTTGCAGAGGATGGCACACCGATGACGGTGGCAATGTTGCGTAGGAGATTTGATATAGCGAGGGAAGCTGCTGGGGTGGCTAAGCCTGAGTTTCAAATGCGGGATCTGCGCGCCAAAGCCGGTACGGACAAGGCCGAATCCAGTGGCGATATCATGCAGGCCAAGGATCAACTTGGGCATACCACCGTAGTCATGACTGAGCAGTACATCCGCAACCGGAAAGGCAAGAAAGTCTCACCAACGAAGTGA